ATGTCTGTGACAGATTCCTCTAGTATCTTCTCTTAACATACCTACACCTCCATTTTGTGATTAATGTTCAAGCCGAAAAGAATGTGCTGTAAATCAGAAACAAAATCAACATCAGAAAGCTTCAACCTAGTAAAATTTTGCTCTTTGTGAATAATGTCATTCGTTGCTCTGATATAACAAACTTTATGTTCAAATGCAAAGACAACCCCCAATGTAACATTATTATCAATTTTTAGCAACAACGAATCTCTGCTAACTTTCCATCCGTTTCTAAGAAGTATATCCTTTGTTAAAGGAATAGGTTTTATCTCGTCATAGTAACCGACATTTCCCCAACCTTCACAATAGATAACACTATTCTTATCAACATCTGAAACTTTTACTACTCTTGGTTTCGTTAATACTGTTTCTATTGTCACAAAATCTCCTGGAATATATTCTAACTTTTCCATACGTTTATTCTTTAAGTTTATTGAACTTATCCTTATCTTCATCATAAGGACACTTGAACATCAAAGGACAAATTCCACAAGGTGTAATCTGTTTTTCCTTACATCTGCTTCTTGATTCGTAGCTCATACGCTTTACTCCTTGACTCTTCTAAATATTACATTTTTTCCATCTTTACGGATAGCTGCACTACACCTAAAAGGGCAATATGGTAATATATTACAGAAGAAACACTTTTCACAAACAAATGGTTTATCTTCGTTTGTTTCTATACATTCAATAATGACTCTTTCTCCAACTTTAAACTCTTTCATACGCTTAGTCTTTTATATATTCATTTACTTCACCCCAAACCCGTGTTAGCAGGTTCTTTAGAATCTTCAATTCATCATTTGAATATGTAGCTATAGGATAACCATCAAGGGTAGTTTCGCCAAAGTAGCTACGACTTATCTTTAATGAGTGTTTATTCTTTTTCATTTTTCTTTGCCTTTTACAATATTGTACACTTGTTTTAACTCATCTGTTGATAAGCGTTCGAAATCAAAAGAACTGATAGCGTAGACGAGTTTCTTGCGAAGATTCTCTTCTTTAACATCTGATATTTCCTTTTCTGTAGGAACAGATATTCTTCTAACATCCCATCTATCACTACCGCATTGCCAGCCCGAATCTCTTCTAAATCTAGCGTTATTAACAACAATTTGAGTCTTTGTCACTTTATCAACCTTGGCGATACGTCTGCAATACATACCTATAACTAGTACATCATCACCAGCAACCAAATCTTTAAGCTCTTTCATTACTCACCTCCTTTGACAATTAAATCAAGTAGTTCTTCCACAAATACCCAATCAGTAAAAGTATATGCTCTAACTCTAATTTTCCACATTTCTTGATATGTGTCACAAGCAGTTTCATTTAACATAGCGTTCATATCGTAGAGCTTTATATTACTATTCACTTTTGAGAATGCGAGAATCTTTCCGTTATCATTTCTAGGAACTTCGCTAGCAGGATGAAGCAATTTATTCAAATCGTTCAAGAACTCATTGATAGCCCACTTAGCACCTAGTCCAATAGCTTCTTTGATGTCCCCCTCATAGAACATTTCTTCCTTTTCATCATTGTTGAAGACTATCTCTTCGCCATTTAACAGAAATCTATCTTCATAGATTTCTTCCTTGGCAGCTTCTATTTTCTTATCGTCTATCATAATTATATTCCTTTCTTACTATTTTTATCCAATACCTCTTTAATCTCGAAATATTGAGCCTTTATAAACTTTTCCATCTCTAACTTGGTTATTCTACCAATAACTGAAATAGCCCCATCCCTTACAGATACTGAGAAATAATCAGTATTGATAAAACTAATGTTAACATCTATGCTTTCATCATTCATAATCTACCCTTTCTTTCTCTGAGTTCCAACATCCTTCTAGTTCTGCGGCTTTCCTTGCCACTAGGAGGATTACCACCAAGTTTTACTTCTGGGATTTCATAATTCTTATAGATGGAAGCTTCTTCATTGAGCGCCCTAACTACTTCTTTAGTCAAGACTTCTTTAAGTGATACACCAGTTGGTGTTACAATTATCTTTGCGTCGTCTCTAATCATTGCTCACCTCCTTCCCAATCATCAGTCGTTCCTAGTAGATGTGCTGTCTCTTCGTTGTAAGGGATGCAATCCAAGTTTGAACTTCCATCAATACATACATGATAATAATCTGTCTTATGTGAATAGAAGTTTAATACCCAATAATCTTCAGAACATCTTCTTGAAAGTACCTTATCAAATGGCTTAAACTCGCACTTAGGCTTCAAGTCCACAATAGCTTTCTTCTCAGCATCCCAGCGTTTGCCTTCCTTTGCGAGAGCATCAAAGAGTTGCTGCTTTTCCGAGTCCGTAGCAAGGCGAAGTTCAATATCTCCAACATCTTCTCTGAATGGTTCTTCTAGAAGAAGCTCATCATTCTGGCAAAGAACTGCATGGAATCCTATATATGCCTCTTGTCTCGATTGGAATATAGCAATATGTGTACATTTTCGTACCATAAGGGCTACTATATCCCCTTCCTTGAACTCAGGCTGCTTCTCTATCTCCAATGTGCTGATGTTTAGCTTACCACCTTTGATTTCCTCAATCTTTGAGATATGCTGTTTGATTAAACTTTCGGTTGTTGTCTTACTCCAGTACTCTGTTTTTAGGACAGCACTCCTATAATTAGGAGTTGCAAACTTTGCTTCAAACTCAGTGTACTCTATATTTGCCCACTTCTCGAAGATACAGAGGTTGTTAAATCCGCAAGACAATACATCGCCTTTCTTCCAAGCAAATTTCTCCCAATCACGCATTTCTTTGGATGGAAATAAGCAAATTTCTCCCCCAAGAGTAAACTTCCCATTTTTCCAAAAAGATTTCTCATCAGTTCCTAAAGAACCATCAAGACCTTTACACAATACTCTTATACCATTGTTACCGACTAATCTGCTTAAAAATACCTCACCATACAGAGGTGAATATAGTTTTGTTCGTGTGGACTTATCCTTAAGGATTTCCACTATATTAATATTTTCTTCCATATTATTTTACTCTTTTGAATTGAACATTCTTTCCGTCTTTTCTGTCGATTGCGGCACAACAAATATCTTTGCAGATATTTTCATAAATATTGCTGCTTATCTCGTCAAAGAAGCAACCATTACATTCTTCTGTCTCGCTTTCAACCACCTTCAAGACGATTTCTGAGCCTATAGATAAATCTTCCATAACTAAACCAATTTTTGCGTTAAACAATACTGGTAGTAACTCATACTACCAACGTTTTTTGATATTTTTGGCAGCTCACCATCATAAGGAGTGACTTTCAAGCCATCAATGAAATCAGCATTCTCAGTTGATACCTCGGTATCATGCTCATTCATAAACACCTTTTGCGCTGTCGTAGAATGGCTTTCAGCTCTAAGCTTACCGAGTGACCGCCAAACCTGCTTGCTATGGATGAACAATCCATGCAAAGGAATAGTCCTTACTTCTACTTTTGTTCCCATAACCTTTATTTTAATACATCTATTCTCTATCTAAATAAAACGGGGAATATCGCAATATTCTCATTTCTCTTCTCATATTAATCTCAGCTAAACGAGCTGCTTTATAAAGCTTAATATATGGCTTATCTTTGAGATATTGAATAAATTCGACAACAGAATATTCTTTCTTTTCCATACCCTTAACCATTTAAAGATGATAATAACTATTTGATACCCTTGCGCCCAAATCGAAGCAGCCCACAGCATCCGGCTTTAAGAAGCGTTTCTCTAACTTCTCCAAAGCCACTTTATACTTCTGCTCCATGTGCTTGCAATGTAGTCTCTGAGCTAATTTAAGTTGCTCAACAACACCCTTGCGAGCAACTCTATATTGTTTATCGGACATCATAGCCTTATTCGTTCACATAGTTGATTACTTGCTCTTGACCTTGCTCATGCAAGTTATCGAAAGCGTCTTCTATAACTTTAGCTACTTGGTCGCCATTAAGGTTATCCAGTATTTCTCCAGCTACTTCAACCATCTTGTTTATAGGTAAGGAACTGAACTTTTCTACTAAAAAGTTCTTCTGTTCGTTGATGGTCATATCATCGAACAAGTCCGACAAATCTACTTCAACTTTATATTCTGCCATAATTTGAAATTTTAAAAGTAATTAGTTGTACCACACATCATTTGGTATAAGAGCCAATTTCCATCCATACTCTAGTTCATACCTTAATATTTCAAGGTCGTGACTCATTACAGATGAAAGACCTACAAACTTATTTTCGTACTCCATATCCAAACCATTTAGTTACCATACTTGTAATGCAAATAATTATCCTCTGAGCCGAAATAAAGCTCGGTATCGCTCATATTTGCCTCCATCAAGTCATTCTCTACATCTTTATAAGAAGGCACGCAATCCTTAACTCTTTGGCAGAACAAAGGATATTTTGAAGACACGTCTTCTCCGTCTTCATTATAGATATTAATCTTATCTACATTGTAATATGGATAAGAAGAAATATTTCCATATGAATGGATAACCTTTCTACTCTTAACGGACACCACGATTTCAGCAGGTTTGTTAATAGCATCAAACTCGCAAGTAAAATCATCAAGCTGCGCCTCAAAAGCCGCATCATTAAACTTTTCAGATAAGTTTTCAAAAAACTTTTTCATTTTCTTATTACAGTTTTTGTGGTGTGTCTCACCATTTTTAATTAGTAACCTTTATTTCTTAATTACGATGCAAAGATACAAAGAATATTCGAAATATGCAAATTATTTAATGTATTTCCTATAGCTTTTAACACTCTATAATAATATAAACAAATAATTTGCTGACGTTAACAAAGAAATCCCCACCACTACATTATTATATATAGTGATGGGGCAAACACCAAATGGTATTTTGCCTTTGGGCTATTTTTCTTCCTTATCTACGATTTCAACGAAATCTCCAATTCCTAAACGAGCCTTATTGATACATGATGCTATCCAACCTATCAGATAGGCAGATGGTTCTCCACCATGTTTCATTTCAATATTACCCTCGATAGCATCACAAGCGTGACTAGCCTCATGACAAATTACATTCATACGCATAGCCTTACTGCTACTGAATAAAACAAGAACGCACTTTCTTCTTGTTTCTCTTATGTGAAGTCCGTAATAAGTAAATCCATCACCATTTAAAAAATCGTACTTTTCAATATCCGTACCATCATTATTCAAGAATGCTTTCTTTGCATCCTCAAACTGCAACCCAACCCCAACACACAATAAGTGTGGGTAAATGGGCTGGTCGTATTCGTAATATCCTTTCTTCTTCATACCTCATCGTTTTTATGTTTCTCCCACCCTGCTTTTGAAAAGGCATACCAAGTATCACAAATGTCAAGAGCGAGCATGTTGCCTTGGTTAATACAAAAATCGCTATCAAAGCCTTCGATATGAACATACATCAGTGCTATAGTATCATAAGGAACGCTACGACCTTCAAGACAAGGGTTTTTAAAATTCTTAGTCTTGTATAAACTTGTAACAATTGGCACTTGAAGAACGTCTGAAATATTCTTAGTGCTAATCTCTATCGACTTCTTAAACTTCTTCATATTCTCAACTATTTAAATTTCTCAAAGTAGAACACAATTTGTCTATCAAAGTGCTCTTCGATTAAACCATAAGCAAGCGACATCTTTACTTGGAAAGAAGCCTTACCATTAAGCAATCCTTTAGCCTGTCTAGTAATCTCTGAACGAAATTGTTCCAAACTCATATCACGCTTACGAAGATTACAAGACCTGCAAGATGGCATATAGTTCTCCATGGAATCATCGCCATGGAATACGACAAATTTTCCCTCCTTGTCGCTCCACCGAGAGTAACAACCTCGATTTTTCGGAACAAGATGGTCAACCTGCATATCCTTATACTCTATACTCTTGCCGCAATAAGCACAATGCCCATCGTATTTGCGATATATTTTAAGTCTATCTTCTTTTTTCATAATCGTTAATTATGTAACCTACCAATATGCCACTTTGAGCAAACCTTGCATAAGTAAGGATGCCAGCCGGAAGCCTTCAACTTCGAATTCTGATTTAGAAACTCCCAAGCATCATCCTCGCTTTCATAAGCTACCTTCGCCTTCCAAGATTGACCCTTTCTAACCCAATGCTCAGGATCTGGATGCAAATGACGAGGAATACATTTATTTCTTTTCTTCATAACTTCTTCAGAAATTTAAGTTGAAACCCTTCTGCCTTTTTTATTCCTGGGTATAGCTTCGTTAGAACCTCCCATGCTCTTGTCTTGTGCCGATGCCACATCGTAACCGGATGCACACGCTCACCACTTGGTAACACATAGAAATCTGCCTTAATGGTATCAATATGCTCATAGTTTGCAGCTTTATATATAGTTCCCTTGTTACCTATGGACGTATCGGCATAAGATATAAGGTACTTGATTTCCTTATGTGTTGCCCTAATATACTTATGCAAGAGAGATAGGCAAATCGTCTCGCTAAACTTTGGCATATCATCAGACAACCACATTCTGTCAAATTCCCTCACTTGATGGTAATCCAACACTTCGCCCTTTTCAGTCTTGATGTGCGGTCGGATTCCATACCCTATTTGCATTGCGCCCCTTATCTTATCCTTATACAATACCAAAAGATTCAAGCAACTATTCTTCGTTACCTTGTGTGAAAAGTGATGAGGAACTATGATTGCATCTGCTTGCGCCTTATCGCACTCCATCAGCTTTATTCCCTTTTCCTTGCACTCGTAACCGATAACAAATCCGCAGAAGCCTAGCACTGGAGACTTGTTCAACTTTCTTCTTCTCATATCAATGATACCTCCAAAAATAACGTTTGAAATTATCTAGCAAATGCTCTATACAAGCTTTGATTTCGCCCTCTCTTATGAATTGGTTGCAAAAATCTATCAATTCATCACGTACCAACCCTCGTTTTAAGGCTTCGTCTCTCATAGCTCTTATAAGAGCATCCGTTGTTTCTTTATTCCCATTTCTTACAACAGGATTGCAACAAAACACCTTGCACATATCCATAGTTTCAAAACAGACTTAACTGCCTACTCATATTCTTTAATTCGTTATTGGCAAAATCTACTTGACGCTGGTCTATTTCAAAGCCTATATACTTTCTTTCAAGGTTTACGCAAGCTCTTGCTGTTGTGCCACTCCCCATAAATGGGTCAAGAATAACATCACCTACATTTGTTGAGTTTCTGATTAGAATCTCCATCAACTTAACTGGTTTTTCGGTCTGATTGATCAATCCTTCTTTATCCCTGCGTTTGTTGGTTGGAATAGGAACACTCAGAATGTCAGATGTGCCAAACTCATTAATTGGCTTTCCACCTCCCTTACGAAGCATAATGATATACTCCTTTTGATTCATATAATACGTTCCACACACCTTAGTGCATTTATCCCATATTAAACACTTTGTGAAGTGAAACTCACTCCGTCCTATCTCATCTAGAAAGTGCATCAGATTATAGTCGTTACACATAAGATAGCAATGAGTCTTATCCTTTAGTACTCGATATAGTTCGTTGATATACTCCGAAATATCTATGTCATTACTCTTGAATATCTTACCTTTTCTAGTTTGAGAATCCGTCCAATATCCACTCATGCTACTGCGCCCACCTCTAGCTTGTACCGGATAAGCAACATCAGAGCATACTAGGTCTATACATTCATCGTCTAGCTGCTTTAGAAGCTTTCGGCAATCACCTTGATAAATTCTATTTAGCTCCATCATATCACCCACTAACTTTCATTTCAAAATAAACTGTCTTGCTTTATCATTAATTCATTTTCTATTCTCTTGTTTGCTTTATCGTAAAACTCTCTATTAGTTTCAAAACCTATAAAATTACGATTTTCTTGAATACACGCAATAGCCGTAGTTCCACTACCTATACAGCAGTCTAGTACAATATCTCCTTTGCAGGAATGCTTGTTTATAATGCTTCTGAAAAGACTAACAGGCTTCTGGGTAGGATGAAATCTCCCCTTATCACAACAGATTGGAAAGCTATATACTCCATTGTCATATTCACTATTAAAGATAGGATTTTTACCTTTCACCCCACACACAGCGACCTCTCTTGCGTTTGTGAGATAGTTTGTCTTACTATTTATTGGAACAGGATTTGTTTTTATCCATTCTATAAATCTAATTTGTTTAAATCCGACTTTAATCATCGCATCCTTTACGACCCCAATCTTCCACAAATCATAGAAACAAACTATATATCCACCATCTTTCAAGCACCTGTAGGATTCTTTTATCATAGAGCCTATATCAAATGCTTCCTGTTTATCCCAGTCTCCAAAGTCGATAGATATGCGAAATCTATCGGTATCTTTACCAATAGGAGCGGACTTTGCATAATTGGAATCCCTTGAAATTTCATATGGAGGGTCTGTGAGTATAAGCGAGACGGACTTGTCATCAATCTTGCTCATACCATCCAGACAATCAACTTGATAAATCTTATCTATCTCCAGCATATCCAAACATATCTTTTTGATTAAACATTTCTTCTTTGATTCTTTTTTGTGCTACCTTGAAATATTCCCCGTCTAACTCAAAGCCAAGGAAATTCCTGTTTGTTCGCATACAAGCCAGAGCAGTACTTGCTGAACCCATAAAACCATCAAATACCAAATCTCCTTCGTCCGATGATTTCAAGATGCATTGCATAAGCAAGGGGATTGGTTTCTCGTTCTGATGTACCAACTTATCTGATGGAACTCTATCAAAGTCCCACACGTCCTCCAAACGTTTGCCGTTTATGATTCGTCTGCCTTTATTCAAGTACAGGATTGGCTCGTAACATTGACCATATTGCGCATCTAAATCTCCAGCCGTATGGTTGTTCTTTCGCCAAATGAGCACATTCTTAATGGTAAACCCTGCGTTCCTCGCTTGTTGCATAAAAAAGTCCAAGGTCTTGGCACTACAGAAGATATAAGCAGCACTATCATCCTTCAAAATCCGGTAGCATTCGCTCATATAATCAATAATCAATTGCTCATTATCGTCATTGAGTATTTCCTTCGAAAAACGATGGTCGTCTGCTCTCCATCCGGTCTTATAGGAGATACAATATGGTGGGTCAGTAACAATTAAATCTACTTTCCCGCTCTCTATTTGTTTCATTCCTTCTATGCAGTCGGAATTGTATATTCTATCAAATTCAAGCATATCAAATCTCTTTTATAGCGTTAACATAAGCTTCATGAGCCTCTTCTTGCGTATCAAAGCAACCTATATATATTTTCTTTTTACCTATCTGATACTGCGCTTGCCATTTTCTTACACTCTTATTCCAAGTCACACCCAAGTATTCGGAAGAGGTTTTCTTTGCTATAGCAGAATAAATCACATTGTATCTTGCGGTGCAATACTCCAAGTTGTCTACATCGTTATTCGTCTTATCGAAATCCTTATGATTCACCATTGGAAACGCTTCTGGATTCTCCAAGAAAGCCTGAGCTACCAAACGATGTATATAAAACATCTTGCGCTTTCCGTTCTTGTAAAGCCATACCTTCAGATAACCTTTTTGGTGTCTTGCAAGGTGCGATTTCCTTTAATTGAGACGTTCTCCCAATAGTAAAAACATGTCCCAGCTTGCTAACATAATACCTTTCGTAATTCTTTATAGGCTTTATATCACCAAGAAACCTTGTTATACTTTTATCTTTCATTGTTACCTCCTTTTTCAAAGAAACTTGAATATATGGCTTGCGCCTCCTTTGTATCTAGCAAATCAATATCATTGTAAAACCTTCTGTACACAACGCACAGCCTTTCGTCATTTCCGGTGTCTCTTGCTTTAGCTATTTGCTGACAAGATTCCATGAGAAATGCACTTATCTTCTCGTAACTTCGCTTCTGTGTCTTCTTTAGCATATCCATGCTTACAAAGGTTTTGTAGTGGATGATATGCTTTTCTTGCTCGTATTCTGTGAGTATAAGCCCTTCCGGAATAGCAAATACCACTCTTCTTGTCTTGTCATCACTATAGAGCTGAACTGCACCCGTAAACGATGTATATATCTTTTGCAATATCTTGGCAATCGGTAAGTCTTTTTTCAAAAACCTTTCTGCAAATCTCTTCAGAAAATGAACGCTCATAGCAAAACAATCTTCGCTATACCCCTCGTTTCTACTCATAGGAATATACTCGTTGGTTTCCTTCAGATAAATGAACAAACCGGAAGCGAATACATCGCCATGTTTTACACCTACAACGATGAGATAATCGGCATTCGGTGTAGCAAGCTCAAAGGTCTTTGTTATTTGTCGTACGTTCTGCTTTCTTATTTCACGTTTAAGCTCATTAGCTTTTCGCATCTGAAACTCATAGATTCTAGCTTCATCTAAGTTTCGTACCCTACGCATCTCACCCGAAGTCATACTTGCTGTTATCATGCGCATTCCTCCTTTTTAATCTTTGACAACCAACAATCCCAGATTCTCGTAGCAACATTAGCCATCATAACTGGAGGAACACACATTCCACAAGCAAACCAAGGCTTCATGCCATCGAAGTCATAATCTTCAGGAAATGTTGATGCTAAAATCGTATCATGCGCTGAAATATAGCTTGGATTATCAAAATACACAAGCCTATCTTCCATTGCTGATATAGTATTGCATACTTTATCCTTTTTAAGAAACATATTATTGAACATAGAAAGACGATTATCCATCCGTTTGACAATATCACCGATAGAATTGTCTTTCTCGTTTCTATGCTCCCAATACTTCATCACTCCTTTTGGAATCTGTCTTCCATTATAGTCCGAGAACTCATCCAAGACAATTTCTTTCTCGTTGAAGTCCATATCTATCTTAGGCACTCGCTCGAACAAATCCTTCTGAACCATAAACGGCTTACAAAGGTCTTTGCGTAATCCTAGAAAGAACACCCTAGGTCGATTCTGAGGAACACCCATATTACGTGCATTAAGCAACCAATGCTGCAAGATATATCCGGCATTATCCATCTGCTTGTAAATCTCTTTCACGTACTCGATAGCTTCACCTTGCAACAAACCTTGGACATTCTCAAAAACCACCACCTTTGGCTTTAGTTCTTTAGCAAGGTCGATAGAGTAGAAAGCCAAATCGTCAAGCCTTTGCGCCTTCTGACCTTCTCGGAATACTTTTTTCTTTCCCCAAGCCTTTTCACGATCACCTGCAATACTGAATACCGAACAAGGGAAACTAGCATCCAATATATCCAAATTATGAAGCTCTTCTTTCATAATATGCCCCCCCATATTGATATTGGTAATCAACTCACGAATATCACAATTGAAAGCGTACTTGACATCGTGATTCTTCAAGTACATCTTCATAACCTTTGGGTCTATCTCATTACAGGCTACAACATCGTAGCCAGCTAATTTGTAACCAAAGGAACTTCCACCTCCACAACAAAAGCAAGACATCACCTTACCTTTGTCTTTTGTGAAATTAGCATCTTTTTTAGTCCATCTATAAGGGAACTTGTGCTCGTTTTTATACATTTATCTACCATAAAAAACAATCGTTAATAAAAACCGATGTATAAAAATAACCACAAGTAATATGGTTGTAAAAAAGGGACTCTAACCCTTGAATTTAGATTCTGTTTTCTTCGGCAATGCGTCTTAAATAATCATCCGCTGCGTTATCGTCTATTTTCGACTTAAGAGACATTCCTGTGTTATATCCTATCATTAAGGACACATTCTTGCTCTTTTTCTTGTTCTTTCCATATCGCCAGCCAAAGACCTTTCCTAGCCAAGCTATACCGACAATACTATCTGATACAACTATTGTCGGAAACAAAACATATACTTTATATATCATCGCAATCTAATTGAGAGTTAAAAATATATCTATTCTGATTCAACCAAAGCTCCACGTAGTCAGCCTTGATTTTCAGAAATTCTTCGTATGTGTAGCATTTCTGCTGCTTACCACCTTTGTTCCAATAATAGGCAACTCCTCCCAAAGAAAAGAAGTCTATCAAGTCCATTTCCTTTCGCTCCGGTTCTTCACGCTTTTTCTTTTGCCTATATCTACTTACTGCAAGCAATATGAGACAAATGCAAAGCAACATGGAAACCAGTATCTCGAATATCAACCTTACGTCTTGCATCTTATTTTAAACACAAAAACACGAAACTACCGATTGCAAAGTCAAAGGAATAGTGACTCGGACTGCCTTTCGGTATAGTCCATCGGGTTTCGTGTCTCTAATATCTTATCAATTTCTTAAATCGCCATTTTATCCTTTTTTGTTCTGCGCTTGCAAAGATAAATAATATTTCGCTAACTTGCAAGCGTTTTAGTGCTTTTAATACTTTATTTGCATTATTTTAAACTTATCCTTTTTTGAAGTTCATTCCAAACTCTTCTTCCGTTACCTCATACATTACATCACCACATGCTACTCTTTGCTTGTCTTTTGCCATCAGCAATAAGTTTCTATAAGGTATCTCTTTCACGACTTCTTGGTAAGATAAATGCAGACTATCCATAAAAGATGCAATCTGTCCTAAGAGTGTATCGTTACCTATGGTCGTGGTTTTGCTATCATCCTTGCCGCACTCTTCGCCAAAATTGATAGCGTCTGAAAATCCTTTATAGAGATTAAGGAATAAGCCGTTTGTAAGCCATTGACAACCTCTTCAAGCGTTCCTTTAGATAATTCATCACTAATGGATTCATCGCCTTGTATGAATACGGACAACGCCTTGCAAGCATCATCCAAATTCTTAAGCATGCATAAGACTTCCGCTAAGGTCTTGCCCTCTTCGAAACTATCAAGGTATTTAGCCGCCTTGACCAATTTTATAATTGTAGGTGGTGAAACGTAATAAGCCCTTCCATTCACGATTATCGTTACGGTGTCCTCTCCAAGAATTGCATCCGTAATTAATTTACTTGCCTTACTCATGGTTCTGAATATTAAAAAAGGGGAACGGCATTAACACCATCCCCCTCTATCATTTGTTGCCTATGTCTTATTCTTGTTCTACAACCGCAGAGCCTTCCCATTGGTACTCGCCAGCCACACCATCGATCTCGCTTTCCATAGCAACGGCAGAAATACCCAAAGTGATATTCTTATCCTGCTGGTCACCCTTGGCAACGATAGCCGCATTTGAGAAAACGATGTAGTTCCCTGTCTTGGTCTGAGCAACGATACACTTGTTGATATTAGCCAAATCTTGGCTAGAAGACCAACCTACTGCATCTGCCTCCGTTGTAGTCTCTTCTCCAGTTGCCTTATACATCTTACCACCCTGCAAGTCTACCTTATTCTTCCATGAAAAGACACCAATAGAGAATGTAATTGTCTTAGCACCCTCATCGGTCTTGTCACGATAGTAAACCTGTCCGTTCAGCTCGTTCTTGTACTCGGTAACACTAGGGTCATCCTGAGAATATCCCCATGTTCCCTCATGGCTGTTCTTAACCTCTGTAGCGGTTTTCAACCATGTAGCCAACTTAGCAGGTGTATTTGCCTCGGTAAGAGGAGCACCATACCAAATTCTCTTGATTCCAATAAATGGTTTCATCTTATCTTACGTTTAATGTTTCAAAATCAATAGTAATGTTTGCGTAATGGCAACTCAACCTACTCTCTTGCTCTATGCCGTGGGAGCGGATAGAATAACGATACCATACATCCTCAGCTTTTCCGACCTCATTGTCGGACAGGGTTTGAATAGCCTTCTTTAAAAGCTCGTTCAATTGAGGATTAGCCTCGCCCTCTATATCTTTGAGCAATATGTTTACCTCTATAGTACAATCGTTGAAATATGTCTTGTCTGCACTCATGCGCTTAGGAATGATTACTATCATGCCTTCATCAGGAATCTTCTCACCGACCAAAGGTCTTTCCCCCTCAAGTCCACCCTTTGTCAGATGTCCTTTCAGTCTTCGTTCCAATCCCATAAGTTCCAAGTCATCATAGATTACATGACCAGCATCTATTTCTGTTATCATCGCATATCCTCGATTTCTTTCTTGATATACTGAATACCCGAATCTATAACATCATATCCCCTAGAGGAAACATCAGACGCATATTCCGCTTTGTTGCCAAGGGTCAAGGTGTGGTCATGTACATTACTATAGTTAGACCTTCTGAGATTACCTGTGCGGTTTCGGTAGTTTCCGTTAGCCTTATCAAGCTCAACAGCAGTTTTACCTAACCTATCAAGAAATTCATCTACTTCCCTTTCTCCCTGTGCAAAGAAAGCGTCTATCTCATCCTTTATAACATCAGACATAGATACTCATATAACCAAGATAATTGCACTTAGGGGCATTATAGACCTTTCCACCTCCTCGGTAGCTTCCATCATCGGAATAGACCTGGACTTCATCACCTTCGGAAATCTGGCACTTGTCACAAACAATATGATATTTCGGTGTATATATGCTACCATTCTCGGTAGTGAAATGCTCGGTAGAGTTGTCATCGCACCGACAACGCCCCATTTCTTTCCATTCCTCAGAAGAGCTAATGACCTCGTTGTACTTGTTGACAACCTTATTCACGAACTTCTTCTTTAATATATGAGGGGAATATAACATAACCTAGACATTTACCAAATATCAGACTTATCCGTGATAGTGGAAAGCCCTAAAGCTGCCACCACTTCATTATCCGGAGCAACACCATATTTTCGGCAAAGCCACATATAGTATTGTCCTATCTTAGAGTAGTCCCAAGAGACAGAGAATCCATTTTCGTTCACATTGCTCATATATGGAGCAAGCATCAGTTCCTCGATTACGGAAATCATCGCCTTGCCTACAACCTGCGAATTATCAGACGTATATTCTTCGTCAAGGTCTATACCTGACGATATATCTTCCAATTGGGCATCGGTAATGTTCCAAGCACGCAACTTCTGTGAAATGTATTCTCTTATCTTCATGTGACATCCTTATTTCTGAGCCTGACTCATAGCCTCAGCGATTTTCTTTGCAGCCTCCTGCTCGCTCTTAGTCTTTTCGTCAAGTTCTTCTTCTACATTCTCCTTTTGGGAATTCTCTTCGGTTGACTCGGCAGCATCCTTTTTTGAGGTTTTCTCCTTTTTAGGCTTGCTCTCCTTTTTCTCCTTCAAGACTTCCTTCTTAGGTGTCTCTTCTGACTTCTTTTCTTCTTCCTTTATAGGATTTTCTTTTCCATCATTCAAGACTTCCTTCTTAGGAGTATCTTTAATTTCCTTATCGTCTTTTAGAGGTGCAGAATGGTTATCATCCTGCACCTCCAACATCTTGCAAAGCTTACGTTCGATAAGGGAGTTCATGCGTTCTTCGTCAAAGTCCAAGATTGCACCAACTTCATAGATGGTGTTAAAATGGAACTTATCACGGAACGGACTAATTACCTCACCTCTCATAAGCCTAACCTACCGCTTGTGTTGAGTCCAAAGAGTAGATGGCATCAACGTTATTCAAGATAGGAACAACCATTGCTTGTGAGCTAGTGAACTCACGGAGTGGGTCGTTAGTAGAATAACGGCTAGCCAAGATATACTCATCGGCTAACTGATAAGTAACACCTGCAACTGGTCTTGTAGCTTCGGCTACGTTAGTCCAGAACAAATCACCAAGGTTATCATAGCATGTAAAGGTCATGTGACCCTTAGCCCAAGGGTTGTGTGTTCCCTTCTTGCCGTTAATCTCGGTCTTGATTGTACGGGCTACACGTACCAAGTTGGTCTGCCACTTATTTCTAAAGATAGACGCAATCTGCTCAAAGCTCAAAATAGGAATGTTGCTGTTATCCCCACTAAGTGCAATGCCTTGATTGAAGGCAAACTGAGCACGAACCTGCTTGTTCTTGCCAAGCAACTTAATTGTGTAATCATCAAGATAACAAGTAGTGATGGTATTTTGGTCTTCCATCGCCTTGTCGTAAACCAATTGGATGTCATCAAGAGGAGTTGCATCCTCTGCGTCCCAAGCCTTAGCACCGTGACCAAACTTATTCTTCTCGGCAAAACCTACATCAACTCGGACACCAGTACCACCGGAACGAGTTGCCAAAGCTACACCTGTTGACAGCTCACTGAGGAACATATCTTCAATACGCTCGTAAACCGCCTGAATACAACGAGGAAGGTCTGCAAACAAGTTACGCAAAATCTGTGGCTGAGGCAAACGTTGCGCAATCATGTTATCCAAATCCTTAAGCTGCTTCTCTGACATGTAAAGCTTCATACCAACCTTTGGGATTTGACCCTCAGCGGTTGAAACCTTGTCACGGCTCTTCAATGGAAGTTCCGCATCCATTGATACAACATCAGCAGCAACTCGTGTGTATTCCGCAGTAATTGATGCCCAGCGTCCGTCCTGACTATATGTGTTAGTCAAGTGGTCTCGGTACATATAGGTCAATGCAGTCTGATTCTTGCCGTTCAACTTCTCTACTACACTTGCAACAAGTTGTGGGAAGTATTTATTGACCAACTGAAAATAAAGTGATTTTTCCATCTGTTATCCTCCTTCTTTTAGTCTTTGTCCATGGTTGCATCAGACTCATCGAACTTGTTTGCATCCTCATCGCTAACCAAAGCAATCTTTGGCATAGCTGTAAGGAACGCATCCGGATAGTCTGCACCATTTGCAGCCTTAGCTGCTACCTTGTTAACTTGTCCAGCAGTCATAATTGCCGCTGGCTCACCGTTCAGAATGGAACGATAGAGAACACCCGCATACTTGTAATGCTCCAATGGGTCACTGGCAGTACCCAAAGCCTTATAATTGTCTGTTTCAATAGGCAATGGCTTGTAAGTTCCCTTACCATCTGTCACGATAACACGACCTGCGTAAAGAACTTCATCTTTTACGCCTGTCCAATCCAAAGCACGACCGCCCTTGATGTCGCCTTCCCATTTCTGGATAATGACGGAATCCTCACCAAAGACAATTTGCTTTTTTGTAGTCTTCAATTCCTGATTCATGTTTTTCAATTTTTAAAGTGACTGAACTAATGATGCGGCTACATTGTCAACGTCCTCCTTTGTTGGCTCGCCCTCGCTAGCACGATAGCTGCCCCCGAATTGTGGTTGTTGCAACGCCTTGTAGTTGTTCGCTACCTTGGAGAGGTATGTTTCGATAGCTTCATCTGTAGCATCATCGCTCAAGGTGAAACCCTCGTTGATACGACTTTCGGGAATGCCCAACTCCTTAGCCTTTGATAAAATCTTCGCATCGTGGTCTGCCTTTGCCTTTGCCTTCGCAGCAGCCTCTTCCTTAGCCTTAGCCTCCTCAGCTTGCTTTTGGATAGTTTCTTGCAATTCCTTAATGGTCTTGCTTTGCGCCTCCATCTGTTCGTTGTAAGTCTTGGCTTGGTCTGTGTTCTTCTGAGTCAAGGTCTCAACGAGTTTCTTGAACTCTTCACGTTCCTTGGTTCTTGCTTCATCTGAAGCTTTCTTCTCTGCTGCTTGCTCTTCAAAGTATTTTTTGAGATAATCCGGCATTTCGTTTTTCTTTGCCAATTCCTCCAAGCGTTTCTTTTCGGCTTCTTCAGCGGCTTTCTTGGCTTCTTCGTCAGCTTTCTTCTTAGCTTCTTCTTCAGCAGCCTTGCGTTCAGCATCTTCTTTAGCCTTCTGTGCCTCCTCGAACTTTTTCTTGGCATCGGTAACTCTGCGGTCATTGTCCTTTTGCAAGGACTCCAAAAAACTCTTTTGACTAGCAACCACTGTCTCGATGTTGTCATCAGTAACAAGCCCCATCTTATCAAGCATTTCGGCATGTGCCTGAAGAACTTCATCACCTAACCCAAGAGACTTATACTCTTGTTTTAGTAACTGGAAAATTTTATCTTTCATTCTTTCGATATATTTGTTAAAACTAGTGCAAAGATAATACGAAAAGAATAATAAATGCACTAAACCATTTGCAAGTATCTCACTTTTAAGCAAAAGTGAGTAATAACGGCATTTCTAAGCGATTTAAGGCTATTTCATCACATAAACGAATAATTAATAGCTACGCAAAATAGAACTCCTTATATAACAAAAAAAACGCCAAATATCCTCACGGACATCTGACGCTTGTCGAATAAAAAGAACCTAAACATTAATCTTCTAAAAGTTTATTACATTTCTCATATAACCCAAATGATTCAAATTAGAATAGAACCGTCCATCACGCTCTATGAATTTACCGGACTTCACAATCTCACCATTATGCAACATTGCAAACTTAGAACCATGAGCTGTCCATTTGTTCATTTCTTTCATATGTTCATCAGAACCCCAACCATATTTCTTGATAGTAGGATAAATGAAACGTTCAAAGCAAATTTGACTATCTGTTTTATCATGCTCGGAGCAAATCGGGAGCACTCCATTATGTGCGAACCAATAACCTGCCTTGTAGAATGGATGGCAATTCTTGACACAGACAGAACCATGTGTAGCAAATCTGAAATGTATGATTACATTCTCATTTATATCTCGCTTCATCAATCTACGGATAAATGTAGAGAAATGCAAACTCTTGTAATGGTCAGACTCGCTCACAAAACCGCAACCATCTGGATTTCTCATATACGCAGCCTTTAGCTCATCTACGGATGGCAAAGCAACACCTTTCGGACATACAATAATAACACACATATCTTTACCCTTTCTTTTTCTTAATAATACTTTGATTTCTTTGTGTCCTAGGGCTTTTACCCTAGGACTACATTAATTAATCGTTATTGGTTGCAAATGCATCCTTACGACTCTGGAAGAAAGCCTTCTCTTCTTTATTCAAGAAAGGTATATCTTCGATATTCATAACCTCACTAGCAAAGACATTATTGCGAGACCAACCGACAAGTTTTGCGCAGAACTTAACCCACATTTCAATCTTTTTGTAATTGGTTGAACCTTGATGCTGACGAAATTCGATAGTCTTGTGACGTGCAAAACTCTCTGCATTGACCTTGTAATATCTGTCTCCATGAAATACAGTACGTCTAATATCGTAATTGCCACGGCAATTAGAGAAATCTTTGTCAAGCAAGCTGGCTGCCCAACGGCAATTACCTCTTCGTGAAGGAGCCATAAAACTATCAATCAATCTTTCAAGTTTCTGATAATTCTTGAAGACGTTAACATACTGCTCACCTGTCAACTTTGCTGCACCAATATGAACGTGAAGACCACAAGTAGAATTTACTCTTGCACCTACGGCATCCAAAGACTTGATAGCCTTCTTTAAGGTTGCCATACCATTTGTATTGCCATTCAATACCGGACTTACAACCTCGTTAGGGTCTATATCACCACCAACTGAAGAATCACTAACAATCTTGAAATAACTCTTGTTGTCGGTGTGGTTATAGCCCTCAGAATGAATATCAACACCATTCTGACGACCTGCCTCTATCAAGGCATTGCGCTCGGCATGAACACATTCTATCTCAACACCGAATGTATAAACGAATCTCGTTGAAGTTGAACCGCTTGGCACACAAACCTTCAACATATCGGAGATTTCTTTCTCACGAAGACCGCAAGCCTTCAATGCAACAATCTTTTCGTTGCGAGGCATCTTTGACTTCTTGATTTCGTCAATAGTCTCGATTAATGACTTCTTTGAACTTGCGAATGAAAAACCAGTCTGCTTAGACATAATCAATTGTGCTAGTTGTTTCGGGTCTTACCCCTTGGTGTCGCTCTCACCTTATTGAGTGAAACTTGTCACTCGGCAAATCAACCAACTTATCTTGATTGACGATGCAAAGATACGAATAAGTTTTGAAACATGCAAGTTATTTAATGTTTTTCTTTCGTATTTTAACCTTTTCTAACTGATATATGAGTCTTGTTAACATTTCAGCTTTTATTTTACCTTATTATATATAAAAAGGCTTCGATGTTCACACACCAAAGCCTAAAAAACTTTACTAACTAATTACCAATTTTTATCGACTATCTTTTTAAATCATCACCAATATCTTCTTCTACTCCCAAATCCGGTAGTCTGTCATACGCTTTTTGGTCATCACCTCCTTCAGACTTAACACCTAGTAGGTAACCATTCCGAAAAGCATAATATACCAGCTTTTCCATATCTTTAGCCGTTGCGTTATCTGTCAAATGCAGCGTGGCGTACAATCCCATCAAGAACTTCCGTACATCTTTTGGATATATCTTGTTGTTCTTTTCTAAAGCGACTGCCATTCTTAACGGACTTTTCATATTCTTCAATTTTTCGTTAAACCATCAAATGAAGCACAATAGAGAGCCATTCCGCTTGTTCCCCTAGTTCATAGACTTATTCACAACTTTATTCGTCTCATCTGCATCCTACGTTTGCCCATTGACAGATGTCCGAGATTCCAACAAAACAAACATCACGGCTCTCTTCTTGTGTATCATTGTGCCAACGGAAGGATTCGAACCTTCGACCCTAGGATTAAAAATCCTATGCTCTGCCACTGAGCTACGAAAGCGTAAAGGAATGATTGGATTCGCACCAACGCCCCCTTAGTTACCAAACCAAGTGCTCTACTACTGAGCTACATTCCTCGTATTATGACAAAAGTTCTCGTGGTGCAAGGGAGATTTGAACTCACCGAACCCACAATGGGAATAGATTTACAGTCTATCTTCTTTAACCGCTTGAATATCGCACCTTTTGTGGAACATATACCAATTCCACCTTGTTGCCCCAAGCGGATTCGAACCACTAATGACAGAACCAAAAACTGTAGTGTTGCCATTACACCATAGGGCAATTTTGTATGTACTGCATAAAGGATTCGAACCTTTGAATACCAGCGTGAAAAGCTGGCGACTTAACCACTTGTCTAATGCAGCAACTAGGGTCTCTCACCCTAATAAGAGTTGCTTGTTATAGTCTAGCTGGACTGGGTAATGTGGAAACCATGCCGTAAACTCCTAATTCTTGACTTATGGTAGAAGCGACCTCTCAGAAGGCCATCTGTTTCAAACACGATGCAAAGATAAGCATTTTTTCTTATACTTGCAAGTGTTTTAGTGTTTATTTATATTCTTTTGATGAATTTTACATCACTTACCCTTGTAGAGAATGCCACAAAGAGTTTCTACAAGTTTCTTTGCGTCATCACCTTTGATTTCGATAACATTTGAAATTCCATCAGGAGCATCATCGCCTTTCTGTTCCTTATCCAAACGCTTACGGAGAGCCAAATCTGGATTCTCTACCAAGATAGAGTCCAAAGCATAATTGCAAATGCGGCTTGCAAGTTCCTCGTTACCATTCGCATCACGCACAAACTCATTCTTTCCTTCAAGAATATCCATAATCTCGTTGTACTCTTCAGCATTCTCACAATTACGTGAAAGCATACCAATTACCTTGTAGCGGTCAATCTCAAAGCTGACCTTTAATTTGTCTTTATTCATTCTTTCTATTTTTTTAATAATTAAACATTATACCAAAAACCCCTTTCATAATAAAGTCCTCCCTTTACCTCATATCGGATAGCATATGACTCTTTGCAAAGCTGACGGATTCGTATATACAAACGTTTGTCCAACTCTTCTTCAAACAAAAGAGACAATTCCTTCCAATTGTCAACAACAGGAGCAAACCAAGGATATTGCTTCTTTACAACCTGTAGCTCATCCAAGGTTACGTGTCCGTATTCTACCATGTCATAGCATCTACGGAAGTCACTATTGTCTTTAGGAATATCCAAATCTTTCTTTCTTTTTACCCCCATCAATGCACTCCACATAGTCATTGAAGAGATACCAGTATCACAAGTGGCTATCCACTCTATCATTCTTTGCTTGTTCATCTTCTTTTATATAAATCACGCTAAATCGCTTTATTAACTCTTCACATGCTTCTTTAGTTAAGATACATTTCTTTGAATCTTTAATGCCAGTAACCTTTTCACGAATAGCAGCATTCGTGTCGTACACTTCTTGTAGTTTTTTCTGAAACTCAATTACGTCTTCGTTGGTGAGTTTACCTTTCTTCTCAACAATCTTGTTTGTTATATCCTTATAAACACATTCGAGTTCAACATATAAACGAGCTTCTAACTTCACCATTATTGCGTGTACAAAAGTATCATAAAGTCTTTCCATCTTGTATTTCCTCCAAAAGTCTTTTGATTTCCTCGTTTTCTTTATTATCTATGCGAGCCTTTAAGATACTCTTGAATGCGGCATCCATTGCATCGTATCTACTGGAATATTCCTTACCATCCGTATGACACAAGCCTTCCTCTACACACCATGATGTAGTTTGCCAACAGAACTTATCTTTCGAAATGTTTGCAACACAAATATAGTAACCGAAATGCTCTAAAAGCCAATCAAGCACCATATCATAGCTTGGAGCGGATATTGCCGGATGCTTACTATTCAACTTTAAGGCAGCAGAAAACTCAATATTGGATTTCTCCCACTCGGAATTGGAGTAAGCAATATAACTGCCGTAATGCTCATTATATTTTCCACCCTTACGAATGCCACCCTTTGCTGTCCAAGGACTAGCATAAGCCCAAAATTCTGCTATCTTCTCATCGTAACCAACCTCCTTCAGAAGTTTGGCTATCTCAAAGGGAACTACCTTTGGTTTTATCGTCTGCTTATTTGCCATTTTCCACCCTTTTTAAACTGAACCCGAATCAGACTTATCTAATTCATCAATTGACTGTCTAAGCAAAGGAAGAACCTTGTCCAAGTCTTCGAAATCCGGTACGACTTCATTCACTCGCAAGATTGCTTGACCTAACAAGCTCTTAATCTTTTCTCTGTCCATTGCTCTTCTCGGTTTGTTTCTCTAAGTCTTTTAAATCTACCTTCTCAAATCGAGGAACTGGCTTACCATCAATCTCAACATTTCCAAAGAACATTTCCTTTGGTCTCACCCAAACCTCATGTTGTCCGTACAACGCTTGATACGCTACCTTTACTTCTGAAGTCTCGCTATCAGTAACCTCACCAAGGTACTCATAGAAATTGCCCTTATAGTGTCGGTAAATCGGCTTGCTGAATCCACCATGCAACCAGTCGGCTTTGCCGTTGATTTTCACGTACTCCCTTACCGCATCGCACTTACAGGACTTACTCAATTCTTCTACCCAATCAAAGAAAGCTTGTTTGTCCTTGACCTCTTCACTTGATACCATGAAGAGATAAGTGCAAAGAAGCATCTTACCTGCATCGGTATCATATTTCTTGTTCACCTCTTCTGCTAATTGCATCATAGGTGTATCTAAGCGATAATTCCAACTCATAATCTATCCTTTTTTGCTTTTTAAATTTGCCAAATCCTCTTTCAAACGTAGATGGAAATTATCTTCTCCATCATCACCGGAAAGAAGGTAATCAATTCTTTGGGCATAAACCTGAGCTTTCTTCAGAAGTTCAATACCCTTTTTGAATTCCTTGATAGTCTCTTTAGATAAGCCATACTTGTTAGGCATCGTATGATGATGCTTTCTAACATACTTGTCTTCATCCTCCTCCAACCATCGGTCTTCGAGAAAACATCTTTCGTCTTCCTCATCCAATGGATGACCATCAATATAATCTTCTATCTCTGTATATATGTCAGAAATCCTATTCTGAGCATAATCAAAACGTCCACCACTCATAGGCTTTTAACTCCAAACTTTAATTTACTTCAATGCACTCAACCTCGCTTCTAGCTGTTGGATTATGTTATCTATAGTCTTTCCCCTATAGTCAATAGCAATATCCTTCAAAACTTCAATCTTAGCTTCAATTTTAATTCTATCTCCTACTGTCATCATAATATATATTGTTTATTAAGATACGGTGCTTGCAAAGTTGTAATGTACAATATACACATAACCGCCATACATCTTTCCGATTGTTACTTCAACGAAATCAAAGATAATGTCGCCATCCATCTTGTAAGAAATCAAAGGCTCAGTAGGGAATGCGTTGTGTTCTGTATAGAAACGATACACTTCTTGTGATAGTAACTGCTTGAATACATCAACCTCACCATCCTTTGAAAAAACATCTTTAAACTCATCTTCATTGTCGATTGCAACAACTGCTCCAAGTTCTTTTCTTACACATACACCTTCGTTTCTACCACTTTGTTCATTATACAAGACAGGTAATGTGTAAACACCTCTTGATTCTTCCATATGCTTATTCTTAGTTTTGTATTTTGTTTTCATCCTTCAAGTTGCTTGCATTGAGCTAAGTCTATCGCATACGCCCAACGCTTCGGAACAAAAGACTTCGTAGGTATGAACCTATCCACACGCTCAATACATACATTTTGCGTCTGGTAAATCAATACGTCAGAGCCTTTTTCCAGCAACTCTACTAGAATTGTATGGTTTAGCATCGGGAACTTATCAATATCATGCCAGACTTCACCGCCTTCAATGAAGGAAGGTTTAATATGATTAATCTTTTTTGCCATCACTTACCACATATAAAAGGGTTTGACTTATATTCGTTAGTTATGGTCTCGCAACTACCAAAGCACCACAAATCCTTGGATTGCTCCTTGTGTAACCTTGATGACTTTATATAATAGCCATTGTTGACATCATAATGCTTACGTACCATGATATTGTCGTTTACCACTCCGACCTCATCATCCGTAATTACATAGAACATTCGACCATCACTAAATGCATTTAAGCCTTTATACACTCCATTAGAGACAACCATCTTTTCATAGCCGTTCGTCTCCCAGTTGGCATAATCCCAAATGGTTTCCAAATCATCATCATTCAGAAGATTATTATCAATAATAACCTTGCCGATAACCTTGAATTTGCCATCTTGCATCATAGCCTCAACGACAAATTCATCGGCAGCGTTGAAATTACTAATCTCTATGGGGCTCATAATACTTGTGCTTAATATTCTCGTAAATTACCCTCTTTGCAGCCTTTGCTCTTCTGTTATTATCAGAAAAAACATCATCATACAAAGACATATCTTCACTCTCAAAAGCCACATGCTCACCTTTGTAGCAAGCATCAAAGCGGCATCCTTTTTCGGACTTAGCCGCAGTAAACTTTATCTTACCAAACTTAATCTGCATAAGCCCTATCCTAGAAAAAATATTAATGATACTATTTCAAGAGCAAACAAAAATGCTAATGCATTCTCAATTGTGAATACCTTTTTCATTGTTTCAATACAGTTTTACGTGTGTCTCACGCTCTAAATTTATATTGTAAGGGGATTTATATCTCCTTTGTTGTTCTTACTTTAAAACTCGATAAGTTTCGTAGAAATCGTGAAAACTCTTCAAATAGCCTTTCTCTGTCAAAGAGTTTAAGATTTCTTTCAACTCATCCTTGGTATTATCCAAATCGAAATCATACAACTCAGCAAATGTAAAGTACTTGTTACCACCAATTACATCAGCCATCACTTCGATATTGCCATAAACCATTGTTTCTTTCTTACTCAATCTAGTATTCATAACGAATCACAGTTTTTATGGTGTGTCTCACCTTTTTTAAAATTAGTAACCTTGTTTCTTAATTACATTGCAAAGATACAAAGAATATCTGAAATATGCAAACTTTTTAATGTGTTTCTTTTGTCTTTTAACGCTTATTATACCTAGATGCATGAAATTAACTTTCTGTAGCAGAAAAAGCCAAAGAATCCACCATGTCATTATACATATTACCCCTATGAGCCTTTACCCAATGGTATCTTATCGCCTTGCCTTTCGCCACCTTATTATATATAGGCTGCAAATCTCCCAATCTGCAAGCCTGTATTCTTTCAATAGCTACTTGGCAATCAACATACACATCAACAGAACACAAAGGCGGGCAATCACCCAATGCTTGAATGACCGCCCTTATTTCGGCTCTCACCGAATCATTCACTTTGGCTGTGACAAATGTATATTTTCCACTTTTGATAATCGCTCCCTTATGAAGCACAAGCCAGCCACAACCACACTTTTCTTTCTTACTAGAACCATCGGCATACACATCGTAGCGCACACCTTTTGCTTCATCAGCAATCATCTGAGCAACAACCTCCAAAGAGTCATTGCTCATCACCTTGGCTATTTGCTTGGCTTTCTTCTTCATAAACGATTAAATCAAACCTCGTTCCTTGAACTCGTTCATCAATGGTGTTGCTAAGACCTCAATATCTGGATGAGGCTTTCCGGTAGTTCCAAGACTTCTCAGCTCGAAGAAATGCTTCCAATCGCTCACAAATGCGGTATGAATCAACTCAGTGTTGGTATCAAGAGGAAGTATCGTTCTCGCATCCTGTGGCTTAAGACCATCATCATTGACCAAAGACAAATACATCATTTCGCATACTCTATTAGCAAACCACCATTTTTCTACCGGACTCCAATGCTCATAACTACCGATGTTCTTTGATAGGTCAACAAATGTTCCACCATCAAAAGACAATGGATTAACCGCATCATCATCGCTAACCCACTTTGGTTTGTTGATAGCAATCTCGCCTCCGAACTTATCTTTACTATAGTTGCAATATCTAGTGCTTTGTTCCGCTACGGAATCTACACGATGTCTGTTAGCCTCTCTACTTACCGCAATCTGAGTAGTAAAGCGGACTGTTATTCGCTTCTCATGCCATTCCGTAGGCTCGCAAATATAGTCCAAATCCTCAAACCAGTTATTTTCAACTATCACTCTGTAGTTGGTTGTGATATAGTAGTCACTGCCAATCTGCATCACCTTTGAATATTTGTTCTCACGATAGTGCTTGACCAATAAAGACTCCGGTACAAAAAATCCTTCTTCATAGGCTACATGGAGGTAAATCGTTCCATGCTCACACATGGCAAGATGGTTGCTGCTTACCATACGCTCAACGAAAGGCTTTGCACTGTCTTTGTCTATCTTCATACTTGACGCATAGCAAGTGCGACCGCATAACTCTATCTGCTTGTAAACTCCATCCATACCCTCACCTTGGGGTAGGATTTCATATTTTGGTTCTAATATCTTCATGTCCTTATAAGTTTTGAAATTCGACCACAAAGATAGCTATTATATTCCACTCTACCAAAAATTAGCACTCAGTTTAACAACACTTATCTATATTGTGAAAAACAAAAACTTTCACCATAAAAAAAAGAGGAGAGTGCATCACGCATTCCCCTCCTTCTCGATTATATATCAATATTACTACAGTTGTTCTAGTGTGTCTCACCGCTTGCAAACATATCTACTTGCTTGGATGACTTGTAGCCGATGATTCCCAACACCTCCCCAAACTTAGAGTCGTACCAATGTGGTTGTGTTTGGTTCATATTCTTCTCGTTGATGTCGTTCTCTCCATAAACCAATCCTTTCTTGGTAATCTCACAATATTTGTGTACCTTGGTCGTACCCTTTCGTTCCTTCAGTTCCAATAAGCCTGCCTTAACCGCCAACTCATTGAACTTTCGGGCAGACAATCCAACACCATGAGATTTCAACAACTCCGTAGCGGAATGCTTTGCACCATTCGGTGCGCTCACATAATCAGGTGTCGGCAACCCTAATGGTTCAGCAATTTTCTTAGCCATCGCCAATTTGGAAACATCGCTGAGGTTCAGATAACCAGGAAGAAAGTTCAACCACTTCAGCTTGATGTCAAAGGAATCGGAAGCTTTCTTATCCAACTTCTCTTGCTCGTACTTGGCTCTGGCAGCTTTCTCTACCTCGATGAAGTACTTGCGGAACAATCTGCCTTGCTCATTGTTCTCAATCATACACAACTCCTTAGCCATATCCAAAGATAATGCATACTCCTTACGAACGGTAGCACCTTTTTCTCGCTCCCCAATTTGGGTGAATGAAGAATAATCTTGATTTTTAACGAATCCATATTTTTCAATACGGTTCTTAATCCAAGATGAAAAATCTTTACCAACACCCAACTTTTGGTGCAGCTCCCTTGCGTTAACGGCTTGTTTCCCGTCATGCTCGATAATCTCTACAACTTCAACACCTCCCTTTTCATTGTTAAGGAACTCTGAGACTACTGGTAAAGCCTCCACATTTACATCAGTTTTGCTAAATCCTAATGTCATTTACCTAAAATTTAAATTGTTAAACAAAAAGGTAGTTGGCAGCATACCAGTGGGAGTTTAGATTTCTGTCGTGTCCCGCTCACGACTTGCTGCCTCGTACCATATTTCTTACGCTACCATTGATAGCAATTCCTTAGATTGCATCTGAATCCATTGGCAACCATCCTTGCGGAAAAAGATGTCAGAATCGAATCGCTTGCCATCCACGATAATGTGGCTACCCTTGCACTCGAACTTATGATTTCGGGTCAATGGGACTAGCAGATAGACCGCCATGTCCTTTTTATCCAACACCAGTGTAAGGTCAGTACCCAATACATGTGAAATAGTGTTGTCTTTGTCGTCACACAATACACCAATCTTCTCATTGTAGCTCACGTAAAGAGCATCCATCAAATCCTTATCCATATCTCTTAAATATTTAATGTTCAAAGTCCGGTGCAGTTTTGCGTGTGCCTCACGAAATCTAACTCTATCTATGCAACTCTAATCAAATTATAAGCCTTAAATTGCCTCCACTCACCCTTGACCATATCCCAATACTTGATGCAGTCTCTGTAGGTCTTACCCTTACCATTAGGCACATAGTCAATCTTCTCTTGTACCAAAGTACCGAAAGCCTGACGGATAGAGCCATCCACCTTCTGAAAGTAGAACTCGACAACTCTCTTCTTCATCGCCAGCTTCAACTTCAACACTGCCCAAGCCTGCTTCAAGCACTCTGACCAGCTCATTGTTGCTGATTTCAACTCAAAGGCTCTGTGTGCCATTGCCATCACCTCTCTCATCATGTTCTTGAATGAATTAGCCATAATCAACTAAACGGTTTTACGAGTGCCACTCGGCTGCATTGCAGCATCTAATAGTTAAACTTAACGCCTTATCTCTTAAAGACACTGCAAAGATACGAATATCTTCGCACATAACCAAAAGAAAGTATGAAAATTTTCTTATATTTAACCTTTGTTAGTACGAATATATTCAAACCATCATATTTATTTACATTTATTAGTAATATTCTCTTCTTACTTTCGTAATTTAATCGTACCTTTGCAAACGAATAAGTTCGTACAATCATTTAATATATATAATATGTATAGACTAGAAGAAATATTAAAGCAAAAAGGCATCACAAAGACTGCTTTTGCTAAGATGTTAGGGATAACCAAGCAAAGTATCCCTAACATTATCAATGGCAACCCTACAAAAGCGAGGTTGGAAGAAATGGCACAACTTCTTGGTGTTCCAACTTGGCAATTGTTTGTTGACCCAGAAGACATCTACTGCGAGTGTTCACCTAGGTTTAACTTCTGCGCATTTGTCCGCTCAGAAAATGGAGATACATTTGTAGCGTCTTCCTTGCAAGAACTTCGTTCTATTGTTGACAAGCTGGAAACTTCTTCAAACATGAAATAGAGCCAACCGAACCAACCTTTACTTGCTGTCATTGCGACAATCCGGTAAAATTGAAATTGGAAGTAAATTAATAAAACTATAAAGTTATGAGAAAGTTTATTGTTGCTATGTTTTTTGTGATAGTCTCTATTCAGTGCTATTCACAAAACATCAAGTTTAATGGTGTTCCTTTAGGAATCGGAATCGAAGAATTCGAGCCGCTTCTATTTAAGAAAGGGTATAAGGCGAAACCTATTCCAGAAGGCGACCCAGTACGTGCAAGATACATGACATATTATAACGGTGTGTTTGCTGGTTCTGAAGTTTCGTTATCTGTGGCATCAACTCCAATCAGCAAATTGGTTCAAATTATATCAGCTGCTTTTACGGAATATTCAACTGATGTTCCCGATATGACAGAAGAGACCATAAAACGCAAATTCAATGAAGTCAAAGCATCATTGATCAAGAAATACCCAAATGCCAAAAAGACGGAATGGAGTGAAGGAAAAGTCCTTAAAGCTTATTTGCTGCAAACCTCAAAATGGCAAATAAACCTGTCAATACAAGATTTTGATGGTGTAATAGGATTGCATATTATGTATGCGGATAGGGATGCCACAAAGACCGCAGAACATGAGTTTGAAATGGACTACTAATAAACATAGGAATTTTCCCTATCTACATTTAAAGGTGTGGAGACTTGCATCTATTTGCATTTCTCCACACCTTTGTATTACAACCTATCCACCTTGTTTTTGATAGTGTCAAGATTACGGCTCATCTGTAAAATATGCTTATTCCAGCTTTCTTGTCGCTCATCAATCGACTGCAAGCACATCAGACTTTGGGCAAGAATAGTTCTTCCCTCATCAACGGCTAACCAAATATTGCCTACATTACCCATAATAGTATTCACGCTAGCTGTTAGTAAGCTACCCTCTGCGCCACCATCACGAGCCGCAATAGCATCCAACTTGGTATTTATGAGCTTTGCTTCCTCATACGTTCCCTCTGTGGCGATCTGCACCGCTGTAAAACGACCATTCAACTCTTCTCCTGTATCTTGGCTCATGGATTCAAAAGAACCGGAAGACGCAGACTGCTCGTAAGATTGCTTGTAACCAGTTATTTCGGCTACTTCATCTCTAATCTTCAGTCCTTCTTGAACCATTTCATCGTACCTTCCCTTCAATTCATTAATATCCGTCTGAGACAATTTGCCACCATTTGCCTTAGCTCGCTCCGTCCACTCATCATAGAATGCTTGCATATCATTACCCAACAAATCATCTACCTTAGCTTTCAGAACGGCTTGCATAAGCATCTTGGAGAAATTATCAGAGAAGTCCTGAGCAGAGGAATTCATATCCATCAAAGTATCTATGAACTCGCTCTTCAAACTATCAAAAGATATTTGCATCAAGCTTTCTGCTAGGTCATCAGCAATATCCTCTAATGTTCCTGCCTCAGCCGCATAATCTTTCAACTTTTCGAGGACTCTTCCTCCATAATTTCCCTTACCAGTGTTCTGAATCTTGTTAACAATATCAGGATTTTGCAACAACGCATTAGCTTCATCAGCAGACCGTATGTCGCTTAGGTTTCCATTCCATTGTCTACCTATCGCTTCAGACACCTTATTGATTTGCTCTTGCGAAAATCCTCGGAAATAACGGTTAAAACTTCCATGAGAGCCATGATAACCCATTTGTGCCACCATGATGTCCTTTAGGTTTTGCTCTTTTTCCTTTTGAAGTTTTTCAGCTTTTTCTGAGTCTTCTACGGCTTTGATACCACTAGTCTTGTCTATAGAGTCACGTAATCTGTCTATTGCATCCGTCAAGATTTCATTCCTAGCCGTCAATTTGTCTATAGTCCGGTTTACTTCTTTTGCGTTTCCACCTACTCCAAACAAACTATTGAAGCCACCAAACGAGATTGTATTGAGAATATTACCGATACCGCTTACCAAAGACCCTCCTATCTGTGTGATAAACTCACCACTTAGAATGTTCTTCAATATACCATTGACCGCATTCAGAACTGTATCAATCAAGCTGCTAATCAATGTTCCGATACCATCCTTCAAAACATCAAGTATCTTCAAAATGGCAGCAACAATTTGGCCTATAAGTCCGGCTTTTGACAATCCTTCACTTAGCGCATCGCCAGCTTTCTTGCCAGCGGCTGCGGCTGCATCTGCGGCTTCCTTACCCATATCCTTCAGTCCGTCAGCCGCATTTTTAGCCTCCTTTAAAGCTTTCAATCCGTCAATTCCACCTTTAAGTTGGTCAAAACTATCCCAAAGAGATGCCAAATCGGATAGTCCAGAAGTAGAAAGGAACTCATGGATAGCGGAAATCGGTTGTGTCACATTCTGTGTCGTTTGAGCCAACTTCTGACCACTAGTACGAACTTTTGTGTTAGCCGTAACAATCTTCTTTCCGGACTCCGCTAACTGACCTTGAACTTTATTCAATTCTTCTTGTAGCCTTGTTTGCTCTGCAACATTGCCCGACTTTTTCGCATTCGCTATCTGATTTTGTAAATCCTTAATGCGAGGTATAAGCAGGGTTTCCGTTTTCGTATATTCCTCTTGAGCAATTTTCGCATTCTTCAGAGCCTCTTGATAAGCTACAACGTCCCTTGCAAGGTCTTTCCAACCTAAATCACTTGTATTACCAATCGAATTACGGATATTCTGCATAGCATCAACGATACTCTTCTGCTGGTCTGCGCCCAAATTTTGGAACTTATCCGTACCTACGAACTTATCCAGATCTGCCAATAAAGGAACAAGCGCATCTTTCATAATGCCACCAACATTTCCGAAGACTTGATACCAGTCTATCTTCTGCATAATAGCACTAGCCTCAACCGAATCCGTCTCTTTCTTCTGCTCTTCTTTCAAAGACTTTATCTTCCATTGCTTGTTTGAGTCCGAATCCGTAGAGTTTTCAACCTCGCTAATCCTCTTAGCATAATCGGCAGCAATAGCTAACTTCTGTTCTTGGAATGTACCATAAGTCTTCAGATAATCGTACATGCTTTGCGCTTCTTTAGCAAGCACATCCTCATTCTGCTTTACAGCCTTATCCCGAATTGCATTCATCTGATTAGCAACGTTCATGCCTATGGTCATCTCCATGCCATTTACCTTAACCGGATTACCCTTGCTATCCTTCATGGTTTCATCCAAAACCTCATTCTTATACTCTTCATCGGTTTTGCTCTGTTTCCACATATTAGCCTTACGACCTTTGCCGGAATTAACCCAAACAGCTTGGTCACGCTTTTTCCTAGCCTCAACCAATTTGTCTATACCATCTTCTACCGCTTTTTTCTCCTTGTCGGCATTCTCTGTTATCTGAGCCAATTCCTTGCTATAACCCTCATTCATTGCATTAATGCGGTTCTTGGTCATGTCTTGGATAGCTTTCTCCGAATAGGATGAAATAGACTTGGCATAGTCCTCCTCTGCCTTGCGCTTATTACCAGCCCTTGTCTCGGCATCATTCCTAGCCTTTTCAGCTTCTCTAGCCGCTTTTTCTCTTGCCTTCTTCTCCTTATCTATCTCCTTTTGGCTTTTCTTCGGCTTACTATCGATGTTATTACCTCTCGCTTGCATCATAGCTAACTCATTAGCTACCTGTTCGTAGGTTTTCCATTGTCCTCCGATCTTTAAAAAATCCCCCTTCTTGTGTGTATCAAGAAAGTGTTGACGAGCAGCCATACTCGCTTTCAACTGAGACTGAGACATATTCTTAATCCATGCAGGAAGCTCACTATCATCATAGTTAACCTTAATATCAAGATGCAACTTTCTACTGCACAACTTTATTGTTTCTTGGATTTCACTATTTAAATCCTTGAAATTCTTCTTTGCATATTGATTTTTCAAAGCTTGTTCCTCTTGCGCATAAGTCAATCCTGATACCGCTTTTTTAGCCTCTTCAGCTGCATTTGCAGAATTGTTTACCTCCGCTTTGTTTTTATTCAATTCAATGGTATTATCCACAACACCATTCGTATAATCTTTGAAATAGCCTAAGATGTCCGTGATTTCATCCTTATGCTTCCCTTGTATTAGCAAATATGTTACCAATTCAGCATTTAGCTGGGTTTGCATTTTCTTGTACTGGGCATTAAGTGCATTCCAAACTTCTTGCTGACCTGCACATTCGGACATTTCCTGCTTTAATTGAGCCATCTTATCAAGGTCATCTTGACTTATGAGATTTCTCACTTGCCCTGCCTCAGCGTCACTAAGCCCACTATCTTTTTTGAATGAAGAATAAGTCTCATCGTTTGAAGAATTATAGTTGTCATAAGCTGCTTGCAATTGATTTGCACGTTCCATTTCAATAGCACGCTTTTCAATAACTCCTATCAATTCGTTTTCATGCTTCAGTAATTCGTCTGCTTGGTCAGCCGCATTTTGTGACTTCATTTTTGTTTCGTCTAGCTGGATGCCATATTGCTCGTAAGCGGATTTCAACTCGTTGATTACATCTTTATGGTCTGCCTCTTTACCACTAGCTTGCACCAAAGTTGAGAATAAAGCTCGTACCTTGTTACTAGCCTCAGCAGCCTTATTACCCATGTCTTGAGTCTTCTTAGCAACGTCTTCCTCACTACTTCCAAACATCGCAAAAACAGACATAGCGGTTGTTACCAAAGTAAGGATGGAAGTTAAAGGATTTGAAAGCATTGCAGCCCACAATTCCTTCATGCTTACCGTCACGGCATTAGTCGCCCATGTTAACACATTTTGAGCTAAGGCTAACCCCTTTGTGCCAACAGATAATATAGATGTAACAATGGAATTTCGTTCCTTTGCTCCTGTATTCACGTTCTCGGATGCAGTATTTACATTGGTAGCCGCAGTATTAGCCGTTTTTGAAGTCGAGTTTGCCGAATTAGTAATAGTTTCTGAAGAAGTAGCATTTGCATTAGCACCTTTTGCGGTTGCATTGCTCGCTTCAGAAGTCGTATTAGCTTGTGTAGCAGTAGTTGCCGCCTCCGTAATGCTAATCTTGCCATCCTCTATATCTATTCCCTTCTGGACAAGTTCACCAACCTCATCTGCTTCTGCTCCTACTTCTTTATAGACATCTATTTCTCTTTCCTGTGCTTCCGCTAATCTGTCCGTTGTATCTTGTAATTCCTCTTGGATGGATTTTCTTTTTTTATTAGCACTTTCAAATTCATCGCTTGCTTGTTGGCGTTTCTGCATCAACTCCTCCAACTTGGATTGTTCTGCTTCGTATTGCGCTATGGAACTATTTTGGTCATCAGAATATAATGCGTCATATCGTCCTAAAGAAGTTACATCTACCCCACCATTACTACTAACAACCTCTTTCTCTTTTTGGTCAACAATTTGTTGCTGCTTCTTTATCTCTTCGTCAAGTTGCGACAAAAGAATACGCTTCTCCCTTGCTTCATCCATCGCCTTATCATAGCTCTCTTGTTGCAAGTCAACTTTTTTCTGCAAGGCATTAGTTTCCAACAAGGCTTTTCCATAAGCATTTTCGTTTGCCTTAGCAATTTTTTGTTTAAGGTCAGCCTCGGCTTTTGCCTGTTCCGCTGCCTTATTTGCGGCAGCTATGTCGGCTTCTTGCGATTTTTTTGCACGCAACTCTTCCTCTGCGGCTTCTTTGGCATTTACCGCATTTTGCCATTGAAGTTGTTCTTTCTCCGCAAGCTTTGTCTGCTCAACCAAAAGGTCACGCTTCAACTGGAGTTGTTTAGCCATTTCATCACTAATCAACCCCTCGGATTTCGCCAATTCTATCTGCTTAGATATACGTTTCTCGGTTTCATCATCACCGATGTTTTCTGTATCAGACAATGCATTTCCCAACTCATTATAACGGCTTGCCTTATAGTCTTTGGTATCTTTTCCGTTAAGATGTCGGTAATCATTTTCCATTTCCTTGAACTGAGTCATCTTCTCATCAAGTCCCTTGGAAAGCTCCAAAGCCTCCATCTGTTCCTTGGCAGCAGATTGTTGCTGAGTGACGAGCATGTCACGTTTAAGTTGCAATTGCTCTGCCATTTGTTGGGTAATGATGCCATCGGTCTGAGCCTCCTTGATTTTAAGAGATACAAGTTCCTCAGCCTTATCCGTACCCAACATATCGGTATTAGCTACTGCCTTATTCAAGTCAGATAGTCTTTGGCTCTTATATTCGGAAGTATCTTTTCCGGTATAGGAATGATACAATTCGGCTTCATCTTTGTATGCTTTTATCTTTTCGTCAAGATTGCTTGCAATGCCATCAAGTGTAGCTTGGTTTTGTGCTTTTTGAATGGATGCTGCTGCCATCAAGCCAGCTTTGTAAGTTCCGACCATAACAGCTGCACTTCCTATCGTTTTAACCAGAGTCTCCCAATTGTCAACCAAAGACGAAATCAAATCTAAGCCTGTGCCAAATATTCCTTGTGACTTCTTGCCGAGTTCGTTAAACATCTGGTCAACGCTATCACCAATGTTAGACCATTTGCCTTGCAAGGTTGTGGATTGTTTTTCCATCAGTCCGCCAAACTTGCCGCCCTCTTCGGTCATGTTGATGATAGCTTTCTTCACCAAATCAGCTCCAACCTTTCCATCGGTAACAGCTTGCTGAACCTCTTGGGTAGTCTTTCCCATGATTTTACCAAGCTCCTCGGCCATCGGAATGCCCCTGCCCATAAACTGACGCAAGTCCATCGTGTACATGCGGCCTTGGCTCATTGTTGTACCATACAAATACACCAAATCGTTCAGTGGAACGCTAAGACCTGCCGAAATATCACCAAGATGAACAAGAATATCATTAACCTCATTTGCAGCCGTACCATAAGCCAACAACTGCTTCGCTCCATTCGTTATCGAACTCATATCGAAAGGAGTTTTCGCAGCCGTTTGAACGAGTTGGTTCATCAACGCTCCAGCTTTCTGCTCACTACCAAGCATTGTAGTGAATGAAATTTCAAGTTGCTGGAATTGTGAACGAACATTAAAAATGTGTTCTGCCAATTGCTCAAAGCCCAAACCACCGACAAGAGTCATCGCTAATTGCTTGGCATCACCACCGAGACGATTGAATAAAGATGTTGCACCCTCACCGACAGAAGGAACTTTCTTCATCTCCTCAATCATTCCTGCAAAGGCATCAGTCATCACCTTTACGTTATCAGTAGTTGCATTCGAAGAACCTGAATAGCGGACATACTCAGCTTGCATGTTTTGTAATTCGATTCTTGCTTGCTTTCCTAATCCGGTTAGATTCTCATAACGCCTTTTCTCATCATTGAGTATTGTGGAATTTTCGCTTATATCACGATTAAGGATTGTTGAAGTGCCTACATCTAAGCCTCCTTTACGAAGTTTAGACTGCATCTTTGCTATCTCGGAAGAAAGTCTCTCTATCTTTCGCTTGGATGCGTCTGCTTGCAATTCAAAAGCATATACTTCCCGTGTCAAAGTTTGCATTTTCTTTGCATAATCGCTGCTCGTTACCATTGCATAACGACCCATTGCTTCGCTTAATTCGGTTACTTTACGCTTTTGTTCCGCATATTTATCCGTGAGGTCTTGAACCACAGATTTATCTGTCGCTCTCGAAGTCTTCAATAACTCACCTTGCAATCTTACAAGCTCTTGCTTGGCTTGCTTGATTTGGTCGAAATTCGCTTTGATATTAAATTCTAGCTGTGCCATCCTTGTTCGTTTTTCTTGGCAAAATTAACTAATAATCAAAGGAATAACGAAAGAATAAAGGCGTGCTATTTCACTAAAGATTTAAGTGCAAAGAATAAGGTCTAGATACGAAAAAGCCTTCCACATTCACATGCAGAAGGCTCTGAGTTCTTTATCTATTGTAACAATGAAGCCACACGCCTAAAAGGTAGCGGCTACCAAATCTTTTTTTATTTCATTCATACAATGTGCCAAACGTTCATAAGTTTTCTCGCCAGCTTGCTTTATGCCTTTACTATACTGACGCATCAATGAAGGATTGACACCTGCTCGTTTTGCAATCTCTGACACATTGAGGAAAGAGAAATAATTAAAGAAAGATTGCAAGTCATACTTGTATTCAAATTCAACGTCAGGAAACACTTCTCCATTCTCTTTTGCATCCACTTTTGCCAACGCCAAACAATCCATTAAATCTTGCTTCGCAGCGGCAACAGTTTCTCCACAAGAGTTTAAGCCAACCTTACCTATTCCATCTTCGGTATGACACCAAAAAGACCCATCCTTGGCTTGTTCTACAATAACTTTAATCTTCTTCATATATATATTCGTTTATCTTCTTAACAAAAAAAAGAGTCCTTTAAGCAATGAAGAGAGAAAGGTGGGGATTACTCCCCAGCCAATTCTCTTAGAATACTATGAGCGGTGCCTGTGGCGACCTCTCTAGCGTGTCTTGGCACGAATTGAGACTTTCCCGTTTTAGGATTAGTCCATTTTTCATGTCCCGAACCTTGTCGAGACAGGAAGCATCCCGCTTCTCTCAGTCTCTTAATCAATTCGCTTTTCTTCATTGTTACAAGAACTCTTTTGTCCTTAAGACATTGCAAAGATATAACTTTTTTGTTATATAACCAAATTTTATGGTAACATTTTTGTTATATTAACCACAATTAACAAAAAAGAGCCACCCCGAAGGATGGCTCACTATACTGTACTATACTTTACTATAACATACTGCACTTTACCCTACTACACTAGACTTCACCGCACTCCACTACACTTCACACCACTTTTCTGTTGTACACTGCACTTCATTTAATGACTTCTAGCTTATAAAGCTATTGCCTTATGTATAAACGTAGCTACCAATATCGCTAATGTAGAGAATGCAATATGGAAGCTACAAAACCATTTCTGATTTCGTTTGCAAAGGTAAGCATAAATTCTGAAACACGCAATTTATTTAGTGTATTTCTTTATTATTTTAAGCTTTATTTTCTTTTAGAAACTTAATTTTAAAATTACACCTTATATATATATCATTTCAAATAAACCCAATTTGTTGAAATGTTACTAAACGTATAACTTTGCTTTTTTGCCTTTTGCGGTTCTTTGTCAAAGTCAGCCGTAACAAACAAATGCGTTCCGTATAATTCCATATTCATTACTTTTGTTCTCTCATCGCCCTTATCTTCTTCCAATGGGGAAACTTTAGCCAATTCGCTATCAAAAGCATAAAGTTTAAAGAACAAGTCTCCTTTCTGTTTTGAATATTGCACCAATGCGCCATAAGGCTTTTTTACAAAAACAATAGCATTATTCAACTCCTTGTATTCCTTATTGCAGCTTTCCACGATTTTTTGCTGATCTTCATTAGAATTTACACGCATCTTTTCCAAATGCTTTCCTAATGAGACATATACACTATCCAAAATCTTATATGCACCATACTTATCATAGAAGGCATATCGAGAAGAAACGGCATCTTCAAAATCAGAGCAAGGAACAATTTCATTCTTTGCGTTCATAGCCTTTTTATTCATTATAGCAGAATTCCAATTGATAATAAAATCCGTTGCTATGAAATCCAAAGAATATATCAATCTATTACTATTGAAGCGATAATCAGACAACGCCTTCTTGTAATTAGCCATTTTTTCATCCTTAACTTGGTTGAAATGGTACACACATCCACCAATGCCGCCACCTAGCACAACGATAGCTGCGATGATGGCAATTATTAATTTCTTCTTCATAATCCCATACTTTTAATTATTGAACTTTGTGGGGAACACCCCACGTTACTTAACACTTTCCAGCTTGTCCAGCACATCCCTAGCTCCAACTATAGATGATGCGGAATACTAGTATACAAAAGTACATCTTTTATACGAAACCGCCATTGTTCGTCTTTATATTTAACTATCATTATACTATCTGTTATATTTTGTTATAATAGTCTTTATTGCATTAATATACTTGCAGGTCACACTAAAAAGTCGTATCTTTGCATCCGTTTCCACATTATGGGAACGACAATTTAATTTTTGAGCGTGAGTCACACGTTAAAAACTGGAAAGGAAAATAGAATGAATGAGATTAAAGTGATTAACAAGTCAATGCTTCTCGGAAAGGAGATTGATGTGTATGGAAGTGTTGATGAGCCTTTGTTCTTGGCAAAGGATGTAGCAGAGTGGATTGAACACACCCAACCATCTAAAATGGTCGAGACGGTTGATGAGGATGAGAAGCTGATGGGAACAATATTCCTTTCAGGTCAGAATCGTGAAGTGTGGATGTTAACAGAAGATGGTCTTTACGAGGTCTTGATGCAATCTCGCAAACCAATAGCCAAACAATTCAAGAAAGGAGTAAAGGAAATCTTGAAGACTATCCGCAAGACAGGTTCATATTCAGTGTCAAAGCCGTTGTCACAATTGGAAGTACTTCAAATGGCAGTAAACCAAATGGTGGAACAAGAGAAAAGACTTAGTGGCGTGGAGCGATTAGCTCTGGAGCAGAAAGAACGCTTGGATAAGATGGAGCTGGAGCAAGCGGATAACGCAAAAGCTTTGTTGGAGGTAGAGCTTTCAGACAACAAAGTTCCAGAGGTTACGATGCGAAACAAGATTAGAAAGTTGGTGAACCAGTATTCGAGGGCGACCAACACAAAACAGCAGGATGTTTGGCACAGCATCTACGACACATTGTATTACGCTCACAACATTTCCATCAACTCGTATAAGCGGAAAAAGAGACAAAGTAATCTTGATATAGCAGAGGAACATGGGTTCTTGGGTAAGATGTTCGATGTAATCTCAAACATGGCTAAGGCTGCGAACTTGAAGATAGCATAATGTATTTGTATATCCCAAAAATGATATATATAAATACACCATTTTTGGGATATTTGTTTCCAAGGATGAGGACTATGTCCCTCTCTTGACGCTGATTTCGATAGGCTTACCACAATGAGGGCAGACTAAAGAAGTGCCCTGCTGGTCGTTTTCGAAGAACGAACAAATACTTATCTGCATAGCATCTGCAAGCCTTTGAAGTGTTTCAACTGTAGGGTTGGCACTATTCACTATTCGAGACATAGAAGACTGTTTTACCTCACGCCCCTCTATCTCCTGCATTTTGGCTCTTAATGATTCCAGAGTCCATCCATTATCTTTTATCGTTTTCTTTATATTCATATATACATTACTTATATGTGTTATTAATTTGGTGCAAAGATACAAAAAGTTATTGAAACAACAAAGAAAATAAGCAAAAATATGATTTTAAAGTGTTTTATTGTGAATATATATGAATTTCAAGCGTTATTTGTTAAGAAACATCAAAATATCGCATAAAAGTGATATTTTATTTTGTTATATCACATAAAAGCGTTATCTTTGCATCGTGATTAAGAAACAAAGGTCACAATAACATTATTAATTTAGCTGAGGTTGCACCTCCGAGTCGGCACTCGTAAAACGGTATAGTGATTATGGCTACTACATTAAGAAATACATTGAGTGAGGTAATGAAGCTTGCTTGGCAGTTCATCAAGAAGAATGGCTACACAATGAGCGAGGCTTTAAAGGTCGCTTGGATGAACATCAAGCTGAAGGGTCAGATGAAGAAGCGCATCGTGAAGTTCTACTTTCAGAAGGTTGATGGCAGCTTGCGTGAGGCATTCGGCACATTGAGCGAGAAGGTTATCCCAGCTACACAGGGTGCAGGTCGCAAGATGAATGACACTTGCCAAGTGTACTTCGATACCGAGAAAGAAGAATGGCGTTGCTTCAAGAAGGCAAACCTTATGAGAGTTGCATAACAGATTTCTAACGATTTAAAAAGAAACTAGATATGAGCGCAAAGATTATCGTGATGCAAGGCAACATGGTTGCAACCATCGAAGAGACGAACAAGGACGCATTTATCAAGCGTGGTGAGTATAAAGAGACCGAGCTGGACAAACGCAAGCGTGAGGTCGATTTCTTGATTACAAGCATCGCTAACCGCTACGAAGTGACATTCAATCACAAGGTAGAGCTGAAGGAAAGCCGGAGCATCAAGAAAAGCGAGTATTTCGATAACATCTACTACGTTACCGAGAACGCATTGAACAAGCTTAAAAAGCAATACTCATACGAGTGTGACTTGTAATAGATTTCGTGAGGCACACGTTAAACTGCACCGGACTTTGAATATTAAATATTTAAGAGATATGGATAAGAATTTGAAGGATGCTCTTTACGTTGAGCATGATGGCAAGATTGGCGTTTTAAGCTCAGATGAGCGCAAGGCGGTATCACAGGTTATCGGTACGGATTTGACGCTTGTGTACGACAAGAAAGTGGGCAATACGTACCTTTTGATACCATTGACCCGAAACCACAAGTTTGAGTGCAAGGGTAGCCACATTATCGTGGATGGCAAGCGGTTCGATTCGGACATCTTTTTTAGAAAGAATGGTTGCCAATGGATTCAGATGCAATCAAAAGAAATGCTATCAATGGTAGCGTAACATAACATAAGGTGAGGCACACCTGTACAACTGCACAATATCTTTGAAGTTTAACAATTAAATTCCGTGAGCAATGGAAAGAAGAAGTAATGTGCAACAACGTGCCATAAGAGTTGGTCGTGCTGGTGAGGACAGAACTCCTCCTAAGTAAAACAAACGTTAATGTTTTAAACAAAACACTAAAGCGTTTGCAAGTTAAAGAAAAAAGCATTAACTTTGCAGCCGAAAGTAATAATGGTTGTGAAGTAGAGCGCATGACTGACTGATATTTGAGATAATTAATAATTCATATTAAACATATTATTTTATTAACTCCAAGCGTGGAGTATCGTCATTCCGTCCATCGCTCTACAATAGTGGATGAGTGACACAAGCCCTGTCCGCACTTTCCACATTAGCGGATGGGGCTTTTCGTTTCCACCACAGCCAAATATAATTATTAACAAATTAAGAAATGAAAGATTTTTTAGAAAAGAATTTGAATGATGCACCCATGCTGGGAGCATTTGTAAATCAGAGTGATGAAATCAAGGTTGAAGGCTTTGAACTCATCAAGGTAGAAGAACGTGATGGTAAGCAAGCCATCAATGCAAGAGAGCTGCACCAAAAGTTGGGTAGCAAGTATCAATTTGCGAATTGGATTCAAGAGCGTATTGAAAAGTACGGATTCGTTGAAAATCAAGACTATGAGGTTTTTAAGGAAAATCTTAAAAACTCAAAAGGTGGCAGACCAAGCAAGGAGTACGCCCTATCTTTAGACATGGCGAAGGAGTTGTGTATGATTGAGAACAATGAGAAAGGTAGGATGATTCGCAAGTACTTCATTGAGGTTGAGAAAAAGGTAAGAATGCAGAGTGTTCCATCTTTGCCCGATTTCACCAATCCGGCTATAGCAGCAAGAGCTTGGGCTGACCAGTTCGAGAAGAACCAAGTGCTGACCTTGGAGAACAAGCAACAGAGAGAGGAACTTGCCAAGGCATCGCAGGAGATTGTCGGACTGAGCGCACAGATTACAACAATGAAGCCTAAGACTACTTACTTCGATGTGATGATGAAGAACAAGAGCACAAGCGTGATTACATCAATGGCGCAGGATTACGGAATGAGTCCGCAAGCATTCAACAAATTGTTGCATGAGCATGGTATCCAGCACAAGGTTTCTGACCAATGGGTCTTGTACCGCCAATATTTGGATAAGGGATATGTGAATAGCGAGCCAGTGACCATTACGCACAATGATGGAAAACAAACCATCAAATACAACACGAAATGGACTCAAAAAGGGCGTTTCTTTCTCTATGAGTTCCTAAAGGAGAAAGGTATCTTACCTTTGATTGAACGAAATAATAATGGTGAGACACACTAGGACAACTGTAAAAGCCCCAATCTCGTTAGAGGTTGAGGCTTTCTTTATTTTTACATTTACTTCTTATCTAACCCATCGGAGAACAAACACTTTTGCGCTAATTTTCAATGACTTGTATTTTTATTACAAAAGTATTGTTATTTTACATTTCGGCTTCATTATACTCATAATCCCAGAGGAATAACTTGCCTTTGACGTTTCTAATCGGCTCATCGAACAATTTAGCATTCTTCAAGAACCAATGATATTGGAAATCTTCAGCAAATGCATCCGGATAAGCCTCATGATACTGAATATCATCCAACTCTACGCTGCCGATAATGGCTGACGTTGGCAAGTCTTTGAAGTCTGGAATAACAATACCATGCTCTTGGCAATATTTCTTCATTGCGCTCTCCTGCCATCCGTCAAGTTTTTCGGGTTTGGCTTGGCTAGCATGAATAAGGAAACGACCACGGAACTTTCTATTCCATGTTCTGTTCTCAATGGTCTTGCAGCCGATAGCGATTAACCAAGCATACGGCTGACGAATTGATAATACTTTCATAAGCTCATTGTTTTGTTGTTTGCATCCGCAAAGGTAACAAAAACCTTCGAGAAATACAAGGAAACTCTAATTTATTTTCATGTTTTCTAAAAATAATCTTGAAATAGCTTGCATCCTACAGACGGTAAGAGGTTAGAACCTCTTCCGTCTTTTCTTTCTGATTCTGTCCCAATCCGGTTTAAGCACATCCATCGTGCCGACCATTGCCTTGTACTTGTCGCCTAGTTCACCCTCATTCATAGAGGAACGGAAGGTATACATCTTGTATCGTTCATGCTCAGGTACATACACCCCCACCATCAAGGAACGGACTCCATCCACCTCCTGCTCCGGTGCTATCAATACAAGCCCCTCGTTCATGCTTTCCAACTTGAAAATCTTTGAGGTGACAACCTCATAATAGTCTAGTATATTCATATTCTTGTCTCCTATAATTATTTTGTACGTTCAAACACTTCAATATACTGGATAGAGCTACAATCAATATATTTACGTGTAAACACTACTGTACTTCCACTTCCAATCATAAGTGTTCTGTTCTTTGTATTGCAATTGAAAGATGTTTCAATACCAATACCATTGAAGTCGAAACTTATTTTTGCTCCACCTACCAAGTTGATACTTCCTCTAAGACCTTTGTCCTCGGCTTCGCCTAATATCACATTCACATGACCTGCATCCATATTCTCCTATAATTAATTGTTAAACACCTTCTCTAATAAAGATACGTATGATAGAGTCACTATCAATGTAATCTCTGTTTCCGTTCTCACCAAGTATAGTTATCAAATGCTTTTTTTTGTTATAAAGAACATCGGCAGTAAAATCAAATAACTTTGATTTGCTAAAGTTTGCATGAGTTAACTGCCCATTAGAGAGTGAAATTCCTGCAATGCAACCGCACTCCTTTGCATCATCTAAGATGTCTTTGATAATCTTAATATCCATAGTCTTATTACTTTACTTCTCGTTCTACAATATCGAAATTATCCCACGTCTCTCCTTCGCTGTCTGAGATATGAAAGAAAGAATCTGAGATATTGTATAGATAATCATCGCAATCCAAAACTCGCTTGTAATTCTCCAAAGTGTTCATTCCTTTGTGTCTTATCGCCTTTCTAGCCTTATCTCTGGTATCGAAGACTTCTGCATCAGTTTCAACAGCTTCACCTAATCCATGTTGGTATGAAGAAATTACTACATATACTTTCATAGCTTAAACCTCCTTATTTATTACGCTACCTTAGATAGTATTTCTTTATCGATCTCAATCCACTGCGCACCATCCTTACGGAAAAAGATTTCACTCTTGATACGCTTACCATCCACATCAATGCTATTACCCTTGCAGATAAATGTGTGGTTCTTTGTCAATGGTACAAGAAGGTACATTTTGCCCTCTCTCTTGCGTTCTACAAGCGTTTTATCCGTACCAAGGATAATAGATACCCTTTCGTTCTTATCGTCCTTTAAAACGCCTATTTTGTCTGTGTGCTCGATATAGAGCACATTCAAGAAATTCTCTTCCATTTTCTTACTCCTCCCATCGAAAAGCGTTAGTGTCTTTTACAACCTTCTTGCTGTCTTCGTCCCACATATAACCATCCGTAAACCATTTAGGGGCTTTACCATTGATTACTCGTTTTGCATCGGCTATGCTAGCATAGTCCGGTTCAACAACATTATCAATGCGAACGGATACCTGACCGAATACGTCCTCCACCTTGGTAATATGATGCCCTTTGTAGAACACTTCTTTTAAACACTTAGTAATTGTCTCCATATCTCAAATACTTTAAAAGTCCTAAACTAAAGGGGTGTTTAAAGGCACACCCCCTATTAAGCCTCGCCAAACACCTTAGAACGTGTATATATCTTTATGCAACTCGCAAGAAGTTGTAAGCCTTGAATTGTCTCCATGCACCCTTTGCCTCATCCCAATAGCGGATGCAATCTCTTGATGCTGCATGCCCTGTACCATTTGGAGTATAGTCAATGTGGCTCTGAAGGAGAGTACCAAAGGCTTGTCTTACCTCACCATTCATCTTCATAAAGAAGAACTCTACTACCTTGGTCTTCATCGCTGCCTCAAGCTTTACGACCTGCCAAGCCTGTTTCAAGCACTCAACCCAAGACATTGAACTTGATTTCAACTGATAGGCTCTATGTGCCAACTGCATTACCTTTCTCATCTTGTTCTTAATTGAAGTAGTCATATCCTCAAACCGTTTTACGAGTGCCGACTCGGCTGCATAACAGCAATTAATAGTTAAACTTTAAAGCCTTTATCTCTTAAAGACGCTGCAAAGATACAAAATATATTCTAACATTCCAAGTGTTTTAAAATAAAATGTGAGAATATAAACAATTATTAACTTAATAACTTTGTTTAGACTTTATTCTTTACTTTTATTCACCTTGTTAGAACTTATCTACACAAAACAAAGAAAATATTTGGTAGTTTCAATTATATTCATTATCTTTGCACACAAAATAAAATCTCACATTATTAAATATAAGAAATATGGACGTTAAAACAATTATCAAAGAAAAGGGCTTTACTATTGAACAGGTAGCAAAAGAAATGGGTATCACAAGATTCACTTTTACCCAAAACCTCAGCCGTAACCCTACGATGAAGACATTGCAGCGTATTGCCGATGTATTAGGGTGCAAAGTCGGTGACTTCTTCAAAGACGAAATTGAGCCATCCAAACCAACATTTGTTTGCCCTCATTGCGGCAAGCCTATCGAGCTGGAGATTAAGGCAAAGGAGGGGAAATGATATTCCTCTCCTTTAACTCTTCTATTCTTTCTCCTTCAAAAAGCCTATACCTGCATGAACATTACCCAACTTATACCAAGACTGGGTTAAAGTCATAACATAACTACTGAAGGATTCTTCCCCAATATCAAGTGTGAAGTCTTCATCTACATCAGGCTCTCCATGTCTTACATACCCCTTATTCGGGGTGTATAGCAATCTATGATATGAGCCGCTCTCACAAATATAAAGTCCGCTATTACGCCAATCGGAACTCCAAAATTCCGGTTTATTCACGTAACAAAGCATTACATCACCATCGTAAATAGGAATACTATGACTTCGCTCATCCTTTTCTCCAACAAATTTTTCGCTGTCAACATTGTCAGACTGACGGATAACAGATACGATGGAGTAACCATTTCCAATAAAGTCCGCTATATTAACATATGTTCTTTGCTCTCTAAGGTCAAATTCTTGTTGGCTTCTTACGCCATCTTTCTCAAAGATTACAAGTATTCTTGTGTACTTATCACCAAAATTGACCATACTTAGAATCAAGCCGTTGTTCATGTAAGACGCATAAGCTTCTTTGGCTAGTGTTAATACACGCTCTAGATATTCCAATGGTTTGTATCTAACTAACCAAGACTGACCTTTCTGCATCTTTTGCAAGTACGAATACATGTTCATCGCCTCGCATTCATCTATTCCATGCTTCTTGCAGACCAACTTGAACTTATCCGGATAAACACTAGTTACAAGTCTATCCAATTCGTCCATAGCTTGCATAGCCTTCAAATAATCATTCGCTTCCATTTTACTAATCTTTAAGTTTTTCAATTATATAGCCACGACCTGTATAGGTGCAAGACAAGCCGATATACACTAGCTGATGTAAAAGCCACAATTCTTCAGTGAACGGCAATCTATCACACTTCACAAACTCATCTTCATCCTCAAAATCAGATGCCTTTTCCAATATTTCTTCCTTTGTCATTATCTTTAAATTTGTGCCCGAAAGCTGTTAATCCGCATCTTTTATTTTTTTGTAATGTGTCAAGTATCACGTTTGCAATCTCAAACCTACCGACATTTGGATTCTGTGGGACACTATAACACAAAGCTTTTAAAAGCTCAAAACATTGATTCTCATATAATATCATACGCTTACTTCTTTTGATTAAAATACTTTTCCAACTCTCGAAGAATGAACAGCCCTCCTATCTTGAAAGACTGTTCTATCACTACTCGATGTTCCTTAAATACGTTTTGACTTCTTGCAAACCGAAACGCTTCATTCTCTAGTATAAGCACAAACTTATTAAATTCTGCATCGGTCATTTGCCATCACCTCCTTCCTTTGGAAGTAAATCACTAATATAGAGCCAGCTAATAATATCATAATTAGTTCCAATATATTTGAAATCGTAATCATACCATCCAAAATCGTGAAAAGATGATTGTTCTATTCTTTCTTCATCTTGAAACATCCCATGTTTAGGATGATAAACAACTCTTACCAAACATGTTCTATTTTTATCAGGCATTTCGCTAGCAGGATGCCATAAGTCCTTAAGGAACTCTTCCTTAGTTAATCTCTTTTCCATTTTTCAGTCTCCTTCACATAAAGTTTCGTTAACCTCGTCATTGTATGTGTGAGTAACCGGATTGTACTCGGAATGGGTCGCATCTACCCTACCTTTCCGGTTAGTGAAATAGATAGCATTTCCATTGTCATAAAACCTGTACACTGTTATACTATCTACAACAAACAATTTCTCGACCTTGAATTTGTCAACAGAATCCGAGATTTGGACTCTTGTACCCTTACCTTTGCAACCTACCAAAATGGCGGCAACGGCTATTATCATAATTACCTTTTTTATATCAACTTCTTTTCTTCTTGAAGAATACGTCATTCATCGTACCCTAATATACTAAAGAACTCATCCATTTTTGAATTTAGATTGTTTGCCATTAACATATATGCCGGAACGGAGCGACCGATATTGCACTCTAACTTCAATGCATGTATCATTACTGAAGCTTGATGGCTTGAAATCTTAACCCTATCCAATCTGGAAAGTATTTCGCTCTGCGAATCTGCATTACGAAACACTTTCTTGATAAGACTTTCTATGTACTTACGCTGCTTGTCCGTCATTGCTCTTATTGTGCTCAAGAGACTCAACCAAAGCCTTCAGACCATTGAAGGTAGCATCCACCAACTCCTTGCTATCGGAAGCATCAAAATACCAATTTCCAATAATCTTGCTATTATTTTCGGCAAACATCGTAATACTCGTATGAGTATTTGAAGACGACATCTGGATAGACTCCTTTGTTCTACCCATGAGGCTGGCAATCTTTGCCAACACCTCTACATAAACATTATTCTTTTCCACTTTCTTCTTACAGTTTTTGTGGTGTGTCTCACCTTTTTAAAATTAGTAACCTTGTTTCTTAATTACAATGCAAAGATACAAAGAATATTTGAAATATGCAAATTATTTAATGTATTTCTTTTATTATTTAATATATCGTAACATATAACACCGATAATTTGCTGACGTTAACACAAAAATCCCCACCACTACATTATTATATATAGTGATGGGGCAAACCTTTAAAACAAAATAGCATTATGGATTTCTACGATTACTATCATATCAAATCATCCACATAAGCCCATTTATAGATGGCGTTTGATTTCGTGAACCTATTCCACCATTCCTCGCCTAAGAAATTCAGATGCTTGAAACGCTTACGAACCTTAGTCAGACCGACAATGCGTCTGTTGTACTCCGGCAATTCTTCAACCGAATGCCAAGCACCTTCCTTTTGATATTTCATTCCCAACTCCAAGGCTTGCTTGGCTATCTGCCTTGCACCTTGACTAAAGTCTATCTTATCAATCAACATTTCTAAGTCCATAATCAAATAACTTTTATGTTTACTTTGTCTTCAAAAAACGCTTCTAGCACTTCCTTGGCTTTTGTATCTGCTTCATCCAAGTCTTTGCATTTGACTACTTGAACACCATAACCTATAGGGTTACGCAATTCATAACTGCCTTCAGCCTTAACCAACCGGAGGAAAATATCTCCACCTTTAAAGCGGTACGAATATCCTTCTGTTGCCTCGTTCCATTGTCTAACTATGTTCCTCACCGCCATAATATCTTTGCACTTTTACCAATGTAGCACTAGCACCCTCAATGTAGGCTGCGATAATGACATTTCTATATAGCTCACTATTTTCCTTATCAATTCCTACCAAGCCTTCTGTTGATTTCAAAGGCTCAATTGTAAATTTATAAGCCTCCTCTACTATCCAGCTAGGAACTCCATTTGAAATCAAATTCTCACAATACTCATTCATAATTTAACCTTTTAAAATTAGTGGATGACAAGGGATTTAAACCCTTGTTGGTGTCAACACCTCCCCAGTGACCTGGTTTGACATACTCCCTCGCTACTTGCAAGGAATTGTTGGGTGACTAACGTGGCTGCACCCTTGCGATTGCTCGGACGGCTTACTACCACTACCCAATTCGGCAATGCCCTGCCGAAGTATATTCTCAGCTGCAAAGAGGTCTCTAGGATGAACTGCACCACAAATAGGACAAGTCCAAACCCTATCACTCAATGACAGCTTATCATTCTTATAACCACAAGTACAAAGGCGGCTCGAAGGGAAGAATCGGTCAATCTTATGAACCTGAACGCCATATTTTTTCGCAACGTGTTCCAACTTCACAACGAAATCGCCATGAGCCAAGTCAGACATCTTGCGTCCCCAATTACGCTTCATTCCCTCCAAGTTCAAATCCTCCAAGCAAATCAAGTCATAACGCTTGCACAACTCATGCGCCATCTTCCACTGGAAATCGGAACGCTTGTTCACGATGTTTTGATACAATCGCTCCAATTCCAGCTTCTTGCGCTTGCGGTTATTGCTGCCCTTCTTGCACTTCGAGAGGTTGCGAGACCTGCGTCTAAGCTCCAACAAGTCAGTTTTAAGGAACTGAGGATTATCAATCTCACGCCCATCGCTCAAAGTCATGTACTTCTTCAATCCAAAGTCGATGCCCACGGATGCACCATCATGTGACTTTCCGTAAGACTCGGCTTGCTTGTCTAAGCAAAGGACGATAAAGTACTCGCCCAACTTGTTTCGCTTGACCGACACCCTCTTGACCTTGCCATCGTAGGGACGGCTCAGAGAGAACTTAAATGACTTCTTTATCTTGTTTATCACAAACTCGTTTCCACTAAGGGAATAGCCATTTTGTTGAAAGGCAAATGAACCAAATTCTATTGCTTTCTTAAATTTTGGTGGACGCTTCGCATCATGCTTGAAGAAACGCTTGTAAGATATATCCAATCTATCCAACACCTCCCTAACTGTTTGACAATTAAGCAATGTTGGTTTATAACACTTAGAGAAATGCTTATACATAGTAAATCTTGGAATGTACTTGTGATACAGCTTATAGTATCTCTTCTGCAAGGCAAGAGCGTGATTCCAAACATAGCAAGCCTCACGGAGCATCTTATCCAAATGCTTCGTCTTCTTCGTCCGATATAGCTTGTACTTGTATGAAATCATATTCTTAAATTTTAACCAGTTTTTGAAAGGTGTGTCTCACCGAAATTCACTTGCAAAGATACGAAATTTCTTTCATATATGCAAGGAAATCGGCAAGAACTTTCACCTGTTTTATAATTAAAGTGCCAATGGTTGTCGGCAAATTTTAAGTGTTCACATCTTACGATGCGGTATTAACTATCTCCCTGCCCAAGGGAACAACCATTAGCGATAGGCTATTTGTAGTTATGAAACTTCAAAATAAAGCCGTGTGACTCCTAAGTTTACAATCCCGCCCCCACGCTGGGCATCACACGGCTTTGACACGTGGGTATTTCATTTCAATAGCTTTTTTATCATTTTAACACCTCGCTTACCAAACTTTCGCTCGACAACAGTATTATAACTCACTCCATCAATGGAACACTCATCCGGATAGCACTCTTCAAGCCATTCTGTGAACTTCAGCAGATTGAAGACTAACTCTTTTCTCGCTAAAAGAAACCGCATATCAATGAATTTTCCAAAGCTTATTCCGAAGATTTTCTGAAATTCATTACCTATAGGCAAGAACTCACTTGGTTCGATTTTCATTAGCTTGCTTTCTTAGATGTCACACTCTCCAAAGGATAGTCACTCTTCATAAAGTCACTAATTCCGATATAAGTTTTCTGCAAATCCTTCTCATCGTCTTTCAAGTCTTCTGTCGCATTTACAGCGGCTGCATTCAAAGTCTGTTCGTTGAAGACACCGTTTCTCACCTTATCGAAATAAGAAAGAATCTCTTTAGTCATCAAATGGTCAGCCAATCTTTTGAAATCCTTATCCATCACCAATGCCATGAAGTCATAAGAATTTTCAAAGGCCAAGATAGGAGCAAAATCCTTGAACGCTTGCATTAAGTTAACATGCAAATCTTCATACAGCTTACGGATGATATTCTCGTAAGTTCCCAAACAAAGGTTGGTCAGATTGTACAGGATGATTGCATTCGCATAAACTCCCGATTTTTCACCAATCCCTAAGTTCTGTAACCTCACCGCAAGCTTATCTCGCAACTTGTACAAGTCTTCACTAATCTTGTCATAGAACGTCATTGCGAATTCGTTATTGAAATCTGCATTAGGAACATAAGCGTCATAATACTTAATCGCCTTGCGAAGGTTCTTCTTGCAGTCCACCCACTTCTTCTTCACTTCAAACCTAACGCATTTCTTCTTCAGAATACTCTTTTCGATTTTCTGCATGAAGCACTCTGCCAACACCATTTCAACATAGACATATTGCTGAAGATAACCTCTAGTAACAATCATAACCTTGTTTACTTCGGTTTCGGTCATTCCATGCGGCACACTGATAATTATCTTCTTGCCACCTACGTTCAACAAGACTCTTCTGAAACAATTAACACTAGGCATGATGTTTTCTAATAGAATATTCAACAACCTTGTTATAGCACTCTTTTCTCACCAAATCCTCAACCCTATACAATGTGCAAACCTCATGGGTATCATTCATATTGACTTGTGGGCAGCAAATCTGATAGAAATACTTTGTCCTGATGGTAAAACCAAGCAACTTGATTTGTTCCTTGAACACCCGACCGGAAACCACCTTATCAAGTTTTTTCTTGCCTTCGAAGAGATTCAAACTCTCCTCTCTACGATATACAATATCGGTATTAACCGAAAAAATCTTTCCGATCATAACTATTCCTCCAAATTTCTAAGCGTTTCAAGACTCTCATCATTATCAACATCATAGCCGATATGATATTCGTTGCCTATTCTAGCACCAACATATACCTCTTCTGCATCCAAGATATAACGGGACATCTGTTCACGCACCTTTATCTGTTCTTCATTCAATCCAAGTACATCAAAGCACTCTTCCTGCAATGACTTATATGGTTTCGTTCCCATATATGAAACATAAGCCAGCTTGCCTTCCTGATGCAATGGCTTCCACTTCTCCCACCAATGGTTGCGGTACTCCAAGATACCTCTTTCTACTCCATCGGCACAAACATGTTTAACTATTCGTAATTTCATTATCTACCTTTTTTAAAACCACTTTAACTATCTTCCCATCACACTTGAACACACGAGACTTAATCTTATATGTAAGGTTGTTAATCACAACTTTATCTCCTACACAAGGCATAAAATGAAAGTCGTAATTTTTCCAAATGATATTTCCTTCGTACTCGAATTCAACCATTATTCTGCTCTCCTAATGTTTTCTTATATTTATCCAACATTACTGAATTAATCTCTGACCAAAAAGTTACAATTACGTCCTTGAAATCAACATTATGTTCCTTTGCTATAAAATTTCCAGCACTGACGAAATCAAAATAGCCTTCAATCGTCTCTTGTGTACCTGTACATATTCGTGTTATGCCATTCTTGACATACTTAGCCACAAAATAATAGCCTTTCTTCATCGCAACAACTCCCTAATAAATTCGTTACGCATCGGCTCAACGATGCTTGTATACAAACTCTGCTTATCTTCCGGAATATCATCCGGTGTAATAGAGAACATCAACAAATATGACATCGGAATCTCCAATACCTTGCATATTGCATCAATCTTACTCTTACGTGGAAACGTTCTTCCTGTCTCCATAAACAACATGTTTGTCTCGCTACAACCGATAGCCTTACTCAGTTGTCGTTGGGTCAAGCCCTTGCTTACCCTAATTGTCTTAATCGCCTTTCCTAAATCCATCAAAACCTCCTATTTAAATATTTCAAATCTGTTCTTTATTGCTATCATGGCATCAGTGACTCCATCTTTGTATCCAACAGAATACAAGGTACAATCCTCTTCGCTCGGTTTCTCGGACTTGGATTTCAGAAATTCTTCTATCTCACAGAAACCATGCTCCAAGAATCTGAGGAACATCGCATTCTTCGTGATAGCTGGTCGTAGAGTATCTTTAACCCAATCCCAGCCATCACCATAACCTAACGTAAAATTTGAACTGCCACAATATTTCACTTTCGGCTCATCAAGCCATTGTTTTAAAATTTCTTTCTTTGTCATTATCACCAGTTTTTATGGTGTGTCTCACCTTTTCAAATTAATAACCTTTATTTCTTAATTACAATGCAAAGATACAAAGAATATTTGAAACATGCAAGCGTTTTAATGTGTTTCTTTATTTTATTAATGTATTTTAATTATCTAATATGATTTCTACCATTTATTTTAAAGTTTTTACATTTTTCTCTTTCTCAAACACTCTTGCTACTATCACCTGTATCCTTAAATTCGTCTTACCATGTTCTTTAACGTGTGCCACACGCTTTGTAGTTTTTGCACCTTGCAGCAATTTCTGTCACTCTCTTCCCTTGTACTTTCGTAGTGCTACCTTTCTTGCATTTCAAAACATTTCCTATACTTGTAATTTGTATTTCCAAGAAATGGACGCAACAAAAACAACTTCTAAAATTCTTATCCATTTGACATTTCCTTTTTAAGTTTCTTTCTTTGAGCCAAGAACATAACAATCTCCTCGAAATCATCGCAATTCAAGAGCATTTGTCCGACCTGCCATTCCATGGCTTTCTGCTTGGCATCCTCCATGCCCTTTGCTAAGAATGTGATTTTCTTGTCTTGGCTTCGATTCTCTACAGTTACTTCAAGTGTACCGAATTCTAGTTCGGTAGTATTCATACTGAGACCTTCATCAAATATCCTCAACAAATGATTAAAAAGATTACTTCTTTCCATTTTTCAACCTTTCATTTTCTTGTTTCAACAAGTCCTCAAATTCCTTGCGCTTTGCTCGCATATTCTCGAACCATTTACTTGGTGTTCTTGGACACCCTATAAGCCAATGATCGAAGTTTGGAATAAGCAAATTGAACTCACTAGCTTCAATAGTATAATCGTACCACTTCAACAACTCTTCTTCGGGAGCTTCCTTGTCTATATCAGTTACAATAGTAGCCATATCGAAGGTAAAATCACCGCAATTGGCTATTCCTCCAACTTGGCCACCTATCCAAAATGTCTCCGTATTATCTAATCCGTAAAACTCATGCTTCTCACAGAATGCCTTCAAGTAAGCATTGCAAGCATTCTCGTAATCATTCTTTAATTTCTCTTTATCCATATCACATATCCTTAAAAAGTTTCTTAATCTCGCTCTTCTACACCTTTGGATGGGAGCACATCACAACTTGCGTACTTGGGTCATGTCTTACCTGCCATTCGCAAGTATTACACCCCAAATCACCAACTTTATTAATTGCATTGGTGTATCTGCCTTTCTCACCATAGGGGCAATCGGTAACAAAATCCTTTCGTCCCCAGATGTACTCATCTATCTTGTGTGAGATAGCATTTGCTTTCTCCTTTTTCTCGTTAATATTTAAAAACATCATATCGTCAATATTTAAAATAAGCATAGCTGACCATCATCAGCGACTTTAACATTACTCTCAGAAAACCAAAGTTCCTTGAATATCCTCTCCATACAAGCTACGACAATCGAATTTCCAGCAGCCTTTTGAAGACTTGACTTCGGCACTCCACTTTCAAGCATCTTGTCTATGTATTCTTCGTCAACGTCCATCAAACGGAAGAGTTCTCTCGGAGTTAAACGCCTAATGCACAACCTTGTCTCTCCAAGCACAACCAAGGAGTCCTTGCTCGCAGATGTAATGGTATTGGCTATATTCTTTCCAAGCTCGACCTTTGGACTATGCTTTTCGCCTTTTATCCACTTCCCTTCAGAACGAGTTCTTATAGCTGCACTCATAGGTTCTTTCCATTCATTCGATACAAATTTCTCTTTACATAGCAAGTCATCACTAAAAAAGTACTTCTCATCCACATTTTCCTCCAAGACATCAACCAAGTGTTTCTCTAGCTTTGTCTTTCTCGGAAAATGATAATCTATCTTATCACCATCGTTTCGTATAGAGAGCATGAAGACACGCTTTCTGTTCTGAGGAACACCGCAGTCGGCTGCATTTACCACCTTAGCATAGTTAACATATCCGTAGGATTCCAACTCCTTGCGCCACTTATTAAAGAACCCAATGAACTTTGTTTGAACCAAAGCCTCTACATTCTCCATCAAGAGGTATTTCGGTCTCTTGGTAATAATGGCGTTTCTTGTGAACCAAAGGATAGAGGAACGTGTATTGCTTCCCTCCTCTATTCCTTTCTGCTTTCCGGCTTGCGAAACAGACTGGCAAGGTGTTGAATATGTCAGCAAGTCAAAATCGGCTACCTTGCTCCAATCTATCTTGGTCATGTCACCAAAGTTCTTGCCGGATAGACTAGGAAAGCAAGCATTATGCAAAGCTATTGCATTTGGCTCTATCTCAGACCATCCGATGCACTCGTAATCGAAATCAGAATATTTCTTCTTCAACCGCTCTAAAGCCATCAGTTGAGAGTCATATCCGGCACAAAGTTCAAACGTCCGTATCTTCATTAAATATCATGGGTTTTACAAAAATCCTCTACAAAGCCATCACCCCAATCATCCTCATGCCATATCTTTGCAACTTCAAGCTGTCCCATTTCCTTTATAGCCAAAAGAACTTGCTTTATATCGTTTTCGTACTTAGGCAATGAATTCTCCATAATCGGGAATACATCCTTTATCTCTTCAAAAGACAACACAACGTCAAACGAACCACCTTCACTTGGCGTTACTTCAAACAACTCTTCAGAAAGATTCTTTGAGGATTTCAACCACTTCAAGAATTGCTTTCTACTACGATACTCACAATATAAATTGCTAAACTTTACGTATAGCTTATCAAAACTTAACTCTTTCATAATAAATCAAATTTATCTTTAATTATCTGTTTCAAACACCGTCTGCTTGCCTCGTCTCATAGCACGATACTTCTCAGGAGCCATTGGTAAGCCATTCTCTTTTAATGCTTTCTCATATGCACCAAAAGCCAAGCAATCCGCTTGCTCGTTCAAATCATCGCCATTATGTCCCTTTACCCAAGTCAAAATAACAAGCTTATCCTTTGCACACTTACGATACAACTTGATTAAATCTGTGTTCTTTATATCTGCGCCTATTTCCCAATCTGTATATCGGAACATCTTTAATGCGTACTTGGAATCACTTCGAACCTCTATGACAGAACCTTTCGGGCAATAATTAACGGCTGATATTATCGCTAACATCTCCATTCTATTATTGGTAGTATGCAAGCAATGGTGTGTCTTGACCTTTTCAAGTTCACCTGTAGATGTATTCACAACAATATACGCAGAACCACCTGCCTTATGGGTGGAATAGTTATCGCAGCTGCCATCTGTATAGCAAATATAGTTTGGAAGAAGCCTTTTTCTTTCCACAACAGTTTCTTCTTTCTTAGGGTGAACCTTTCCATACTTTGCATTCTTGCCTGTTCGCAAAACGGAGTTGTAAGCACCTGCCAATGTTCGCCAATCATCACAATAGTTTCCATCTTTCTGTCTCCATTCGTTTTTCCATAACAAGTCCCACAAATCTTCGATAAAGCCCTTTTCTATCCAATTTTTCTTTATACAGAAACCCGAAAAGACTCGGGAAGATGGTATCTTCGCATACAAATCCTTTGCCATTTCGTCAATAGCATAATCTTTTTTGTTTGCGGTACACCAATTGGGAATAACAATTATCACCTCCCTCTTGCCAAGCAGACGTTTAAATCTAGATATATTGCCAAAGTAGCGATTAGACTCTTCCGCAAAGTCAGCATTCTTCACTAAATTCGCAAAAGTTTTGTTTGAAACACGAATCGTAAACAAGTCTATATCCTTACAAGTTTCCAATATTCTATTAACCAAGTCAAACATAGCCTCTATTTTGTCGGCTTGTTGCTCGTTGACCAGGAAGTTGTCACGAATGAATTTGTCACCATCATACAATCGACTATAAGCCAACACTCGATTTGCACCTTTCACACGATATGAACTCAGATAAACATCATAAGCTCTAACTTGATGTTCTGATTCCAAGTACTTTTCTTCTATCTTCTTCATAATCTCGTATATATAATAATAACACGTAATATATCAAGGAACACGTTAGCCTCTTAAAGACTCCTATACTTATTCCAACTAACTACTAATATGAAAATGTCCAAAATAGAACTTACCCACCATAGAAGTCATCAGGTAGATTTCCTATTGTGCCATTTTCCTTTATTTGCATTCGATGTCCCTTCAATTTATAACCATAGATTCTGTGCTTGATAGCAATAGAAGTCTCTCGGTCTCCAAAAGAGTAAGAGCAAGGTATAATTAAATAGTGCAGGTTACCTACGTTAAACGTAAAGTTCCTACGACCAAACCTTTGCAATGTTCGTTCCATCTCTCCCTCGTTTCTATCATCTGCCATGTGCATTTCCGCATACGTGGACTTAATCTTACCTTCGCAGATAAGATTCTTCTTGATTCGGCATATAGAGCCATGACCCATATTCACAACCTTTGCAAACGAGTTAGTAGTTAGTTGATGCCAAGCACAATCATTGTTGCCAACGTTAAAACAGTCTTGACGAGCACCACTAATAACCGATGTGTACAAAATATTGTTGACTATAGAATATAACTCCTTTAGCTTATAGTCCTTACTAATAGGAATACGACAAACGTAAGCCCCTTGAAAGCGACCGCCCTTTTTATTGGGCTTCTTTTCTTTATCACGGAACGTATTCACGATAAATCGCCCGTTACCAAGTTCTGTAAAGAGTCCATCCTCCTTGACATCCTTTAGCAATTTTCTTGCCTTTGGATAGCCTACACCGAGTTTTTTCTTTACATCCTTGATGGTTAAGTTAAATATTACAGAATTTCTGCGTTGCATCTTACACCAAATGGCAAAGCAAAGAGTCTCCTTGTGCGCTTTCACTTCTTGCGATGACGCACCATAGGTATACTTCTTTACCAAGTCCATACGTATGTGTAAATAATGCTTTCCCATAAATTCCTTATTTGTTTACCTTATCTGTGTTTCGCCTACTCCAACAATTATTGCCCATTGCTAACCTAGAGCAATCTAAGAATGTTTCGACTCAAAACAAGGATTCTAAAAAGAAATCCTTACCCTTCATTCGTCTGACACCGAAATCTAGGTAAGGATTATCGTGGTATGGCTTTCGCCACGGAAAATCTTATTGATTCTTGTAAGCGTGTCAGCACCAACAAAGCACGCTGCAAAGATACTAATTCATTTTCAGACTGCAAGGTCTTTAGTGTGTTATTTTACTCCGATTGCGCATTTTTAACACAAAATACAATTTTAATTACATATACGAAACTACAAATACATTAAACCGCTTGCAATTTTAACATTTAACACTCTAAGGCATTTTCAAGACAAAAAAAAGAGAGCAACCACCATCACTGGCAGCTGCTCCATAAGTTGTTACCTTAAACCAATCTAAAACCTTAATAACTAAAAACCAACCTAATAAAATAACTTTTTCTTATATTTTACCGTGAGAAAGAAAATCATTGTAACCAGCATTAAGGAAACGACCCAAAAGGAAATCATACCGAATTTCCAATAGAACAAATCCCATCCCTCCAAGTCTTTCTCAATATATTCCTTTTTGGTCTGGGCGATACTCAATTCTCTGTTTAGGCTATCCCTCTGAGCCTTATATATACTCGCTCGCTCTGCTATCTCCTTATAATGAATAAGGCTATCACGAACCTTGGATAGTTCCTTGCTGTCCCTGTATCTAATCTCTATATGAGTAGAATCCTTACCTAGCACCTTACCACTCTCATCTACCCTTGTCTTGACATCATCCTTGATGTATGTGGAATCCTTAACCTGTTTTTCGGTCTGCTCCCAATGATAAGATAGCAAGCTGTCCCGAATAAGCTTGACCCTTTCGTTGATAATTGAGTCCCAATGGGCGTAAGTAGTAGTGTCTCGCACCACCTTTTCCACTTCTATATATCTTGTTGTCCGGCATCCGTACATCATCAGCATGATGAAGAAACCTACCAATATGGTAACGAGCCAACGCCACCAGTCAAATCTAAGCTCCATATCAACCTCCTTTTTGAGTGCAAAGGTACAAATAAAACCAAAAGGAACGATTTCTTCGCCCACTCTTTCTTTTTCAAAATTTCAAAAGTGAAGAAAAAACCACCACCCAATTAAGAATGATGGTCTTACTAATGCCTTAGTTGAGCCTGTGTCTCGTAAGATTACCAAGTGATTATCTTTCCGGTATTACATACGAGCTTTCCATATTGTATATTTCCAACCCTGCGAAGCCATCCATGCAGGTTCACACTTTGCTTTGGGTCATTGTTCACAATCGCATTGAGAAAGGCAATTCGTGACACCTTCAGCTTATCGAACAACGCCCATTGACCTTGTTTGTATGAATTGATAGCAGCTAAGGTCATATTGCCCATGATGCCATCAGCTTTTGTTCCTACGATAGTTTGAATCTTTTGTACGGCTCTGCTTACTCCACTATTATAAGCAAAGTCAACCAAGAGATTAGCCACAGACTGGTTGTTGATTTGGTCAGCCTTGCAAGCATCCCAATAATATTTCTTGAATATGTGATGCCATTGTTCATCAGTTATCTTCTTCAAGTCCGATGCAGTCTTACTAGCACCATAAACTTTACGGAACGTCTCTAGAGTCACGCCTTTCATCGTTGCGCCTCCCCTATCACTCTTTTTGTTAGAATATCCACCCTCGAATGAGAGGATGAATGGTTGTAAAATACTTGAGTCTGCCATAGTCTATTTGTCGTTTATGTTTTGATGTTCGCCACGTTCCCCTATCGTCTTGGTAATGCCAGCCGTGACGAACAAACTAGCTACACTACCAACAAATGCACTTAACCCCATCAAATCGGTCTTGATCGTCCCATAAGTTACCACTTCCCACACTAAGATAAAGCAGACAACCAGGAGCATCAAGAGACCTATCAGAGTAACGGACACTAAGAAGAATGCCTTGCTTGAATGTCCGCTATTAACTTGTATGAGTAATTTCAGATACTTAACCATATTTTAATCCTCCCTGTCACGATATATCTCATTTTCTTCCTTTTCAACCAACGTTTCTAAGGATTCTCGCTTTCTTGGTGGGGTTCTAAGTTGGCATCCATCCTTGATGCATCTGTTCCATTGTGCCTCATGCAAGGCAAGCTTCAAATCGTTCTTCTCATCCCTAAGATTGCGTATCGTTATTCTGTATTGGTTGATTTCTTCATAGAGTTCATCTACTTTGCCGTTAAGATTAACGACTGTCTCATTAGAGCGTTCATAGAGAGCCTTCCACTCATCAGCATATGATGATATGGTTTTATTCTCTTCCTGTGATGCAATAGCCGCCTCCTTTCTCTTTCTACTATTATAATATAGCAGCGTAGAGATTACACCTGACGCACAAAGAAGATTAATTCCTGTCTGTATCAATTGAATAGTTTCCGCTGTCATTTTCTCATGTTTTTGTTGCAAAGATAGTAATTTATATATAATAATGTGTAAACAGCCTAACCGGATAACTACACAATTAATTTTTGTGCAAATAATCAAATATTTCTTTAAACAAAGTTATAGCACATTAAATCATTTGCTCAGCTAAGAATTTTTCCTTAACTTTGCAGAAAAAGGTGAGTCACACCATAAAACTGAATATACATGAGAATTATAGAACAGGAAACAATAGATTATATCAAAGCTCATATTAATGAGCGTCCAAGGTACAAGTTGGCACAAAGAATGGGTGTCAGCGTTAAATTCTTGTATAAAATAATGCACGAATGCGACTGTAAATTTGTGCAAAAAAGATTTGTTCCACAACCCGACAAAAAGCGTGACGAACAAATCATAAAGCTCTATCCTAATCATTCTGTCAGAGAGATAGCAGATATTGTAGGGTGTCACCCATCTACGGTAGATAAGGCTGCAAAAAGATTAAAGCTTACTCATTCGGAAGAAACAATAGAAAGGCTAAAAAAGAATAGTTTGGCTAACTTAAAGAAAGGGCACAATAAAGCTGCAATTTATAAAAGGGTAAAAAGTTGGCAAAGAACAATGTGTATGGAGAAATTCAGAGTTATATCCTGTATTCCGCAGCGGACGAATTTTAAATTTGCAGAATTGCCGACAAAAGCGTACCATGCCAAGTACCATCTTATAACCAAGCATGGATATTTCGCATTTGAAGGCGAACCATACATCTTAGGTTACGACCGTAATACTCACAGAATGAATGAAGAATTCTATAAGAATAAATACGGATTTTCTTTTGAGGAGGACGAAGAATGCCAAGAAGATTAACGCAAGAACAGATGGACTATATCAAAGCCCACATCAATGACTTCCCACGAAAGGAAGTAGCCAAGGTTGCTGGTGTAACCTTACATACATTATACAAGTATATCACTATTTTAGGTGGTACGAAAATAGACAATAAATTAAGTAATGAGACTATACGCAAAATCTCCGACATGTACAAAACGATGACAGCGAGAGAAATCTCAGAAGTAACGAATATTCCTCAGTCTACAATATTAGGACAAGTCAGTAAGCTTGGCTTGAAACACGATGTAGAAATGATAAATAGGATTCGTAAAGAGCGTAACAGGTCTTTGAGAAGCTATTGGAATAAAGAAAAGTATGCTAGTAAAGGCAGAAAGCTGCATATGCAATATAAAATGGATGAACTTAGAGTGTTGTCGGGTAAGCCTCAAGAAACTAGGTTAAGAATAAGAAAGCTCTCCCCAAAGGCTTTGAATGCAAAGATGTATTTGCGAAAGTCTTATAACTATTTCTACTCTAAGGGTGAGCCGTTTATTCTCTGCTATGACTCCGAGACAAAAAAGACACCCTAAAGAGGAATACTATACTGAAAAATTTGGTTTCAAGTTTGTGCGTGCTTAATTTCCGTTTGCAGTTCCGTTTGCAGTTCCGTTTGCATTTTTCGTTTTCTGCAAACGGAATTTGCAAACAAGCCTTTGATTTCCATGCATCCGGAAGTATGACATTACCTCCTATCACCTTAACTACTTGATTATTAGTGATTAAAAGAAAGTTTGATAGAGTTATTTTATCTTATCCTTATTATTCGTAACTTTGCAGCCGTAACGTTACATAGAGTTAGTTTAATTAAGGTTTAACACAAAAAGATTATTCTTATGGAGACATCAAAAACTTATGTTTTTAATCCAGAGGGTTCAGGTAACAATGGAGGAATGATGAGCTTGATAGCTCCTTTGCTCCAACAGAGAGGCGTTGACCCAAACGTTCTTCTTGCGATGAAGGGTAATAACGGATTCGGCAATGGCGATGGTTCTTGGTTCATTTGGCTGCTCTTTATCCTTTGCTTCTGTGGTTGGGGCGGTAATGGTTTCGGCTTTGGTGGTCGTGGCAATGGCGCAGGTCTAGCCAATGAAATCAACAATGACTATGGTCGTTCCTTGCTTATGGATGCTATCGGTGGCAATCGTAATGCACTCAGTAATCTCGCTACTCAGCTCAATTGTACTGAAGGACAGATTCAACAAGCAATCTCTGCCTTGACAACCCAAGTTCAGAACGTGGGCAACCAAGTAGGCATGAGCGGAATGCAAACCATCAACGCTCTTCAGCAAGGTAACATGCAGATTGCATCACAACTCGCTGATTGCTGCTGCCGTGTAAATAACAATATTACGGCTATGGACGGAAACGTCAAGTTGGCTATGTGTCAGCAGACTGGCGCTTTGCAGAATGCCATCAACAATGTAGCCGTAAGTCAGGAACGAGGTTTTTCTAATGTTGCTTTCGAAACCAAGGGTCAGACATGCGACATTTTGAATGCTATTAAAGATAGTACTCAGACCGTAGTTAATGGCCAACGCCAAGCAGAACTCAGAGATATGCAGGACAAGATAGACCATCTTCGTGAAGAGAATGGAACTTATAAGTCTTCTGCCATGACTTCGCAGATTGTAGGTCAAGCTATGGCACCTGTCAACGCTATGTTGGCTGGCTTGCAAAAAGAGGTAGATGGTATCAAGTGTAAGCTTCCATCAACTGTTACAACCAGCTACAGTCCATTTACTGCTGTTCCAAATTGTGTTGCTTGGCAAACAGGCTTATATGGTCTGAATGGTGTCAACAATACAAGCTTTTGGGGTTAATTAGGAAAGGAGGCTGCTATGTTATTGATGAGACCTTTTGCATGGGTTAATCGTAACGGCTCGGCAGCTATCGCATCTACAGGCGTGGCGGTGAACACCGAAAATGTCGTTTTCTCGTTCAGAAACCACGCCTTCGTGAATGCTAACTATAGGGGAACTATCTTTGTGAACCTACGTCAAGCCATTCCGACTGGTACGACAAATACGCTGCCAATCCTTTTCGAGACCAATGGCGTAACCCTAGCTGTAACTAAGTTCAACGGCAATCCTTTGACGGTAGCCGACATTGCAGGAACTGGAGTTTATCAGTTTTGGTTCGAGCGAGATACTAACACCCTTCAGCTAATGACGGGTATTGTTTAACAATTAACATTACAAAGCTATGTTTCAAGGACTTCGACCTAACAGCATATTCTATGTGCTTGACAAGGGTGAAAACCCAAGTCTTAAAATCGGACAGGTTGTGTCGGTCAGTAACCCACAGCCTAAGTTCCCAACATATACTCCTGGGCAATTCAACCCACAACCAATGGAGACTACCGTTGATGTTGTCGTAAAATTGCCTAATGAACAAATGGAGTTCAAACAACTCCCATCCAATATGCAAATTGCAAATTCGGAAAACCTCGTGGTTTCTGAAAGCCGTGAAGCTATGGATGCGGAAGTTGAGGCTATGTATCGGCATTCTAAGGAGATTGTGGAAAGCGAGCCATACCACAAAAAGGTTATGGAAGAGTGCGCAAAGATGCGTGCCGTATTGAATCCACAAATAGCCAAAGACAGACAACAGGAAGAAGACATCAATAACCTCAAAAGCGAGGTTAGCGGAATGAAGGGAACTTTGACCGATATTAAGTCTATGTTGTCAGTGGCTTTGGAAAAAGTTAATACAAAAAAGTAAATCATTATGGGATACATGATAGAAATTACCGAAAACAAGGTAAATGAAATGTCGGAACTTGTAGAGAAGATGCTTAAGTATGGTGGCAAACTCATGCACTGCATTGATGAAATGGGGGATGACAAGTATGGACGAATGGGTCACAGAAGCCCAATGCCGGATTACCGAGACAATTGGGATGATGACGATGATGACCGCTATGGTGAAAGACATGGTGGTCGCAGAGGTGGCGGTTATCGCTATTAGTATTACACTTTGAGGTGGGGAGAAATCTCCACCTCCTTTAAAAGCTTTTATTATGGGAAGATACAAAATACCACTTGACGCATACGATATGAAGCCGGAAGGGATGATTGCCTACCTTCGCTACAATGGCTGGCACTTCAATAAAAAGATGTGCGACTGGGCTATTACCTTAATGCGCAAGACAAACGCAACAACTGGTAAGCTCGAAAAAGTTGAACCGACAGAAAAAGATACAGTCGAGGAACTTCTTAAAGTCAACAACGTAAAGTTGGAGAATGCCGACAATTACGATTTCGTTTATGTCGCAAACATGGCTAGAGCCGATTTCTTTAAGTCTTCTTTAAAAGACGAAGCTGCTTTGGCTCAATTCATTAAGGATATGGTGGATGACCCAGACCAAGCGGACGGATTTATTTTCAATAGATTTTATGCCGATTGCAACCATAATGGTATCGGCATTCCATGGGATGATGTATTATGATTAAACAAGAAATTTACTTGGAGAAATACGATTGGAATGTGATTGTATGTCATGTAGCTAATCAAGAAGATGTTGACGAAGCTATGGACTTACTAAGTTCCATTGATTGTAAGGGGCAACCATTATTGGATGCATACGACCACATTTCAACCGATTCTTCAAACAAAGGATTGACATACACAAATGTTTCAAAGAAAACAAGTGTTGTGCTCATTTGCAAATCTACTTCTGAAGGTGAGTATATAAATAGTCTCACACATGAAATGTTTCATGTAGTAGCACATATATGCAACCATCTGGGAATAGATATGCAAGGCGAAGAACCATGCTATCTTATGGGATGGCTCTGTCAGTCGATATTATAGAAGATTTCCTTATAAGTTTAACTTGGTGGGCAGACCTTGGATTTTTCCATCTGCCCTCCTATAAAATTACAAGAATATGAGTTGTTCGAAAATCAAAAATTACCTTTATGAACGTTTTAATGAGGATTTTAACGTTCTATCTGAGAATGAAAATCGAGTTATCATTACATTTGATGATAATGACTTGTCGGTACTCGTAAACAAGATGGAGAATAAATTATTCATTCTCGTTCCGCTAACTAATATGCATTCGTTTGAACATCATCCGGATTGGATCTTGGTAGATGGCGAACGCATCAATAGCAACCTATTTTGGAAGGAATGCGGCAACCAAGTGATAGAATATCAAGGTGATGCCCCTATAGCTATCAAGCAAGACACCATAGAGAGAATTGTTAATGATTTCATTAAAAACAGATAACGTTTTAAAATTTGCATTAATTTATTTGCAAAGCCATCTTTTTTGTCGTATCTTTGCATTGTAATAAAAATGGTGAGACACACCGAAACAACTGTGTTTTACAAACTTAATTTTCGTAGATAAAGATATTAATATATCAATATAGAAAAAAGCAAAATTATGACAGAAAAAGGATATTTAATCAAGAAAAAAGTATTATTCATTGATTTAGACGACACGATTATTACAACTATATCAGGAAACACCTTTCCTACAGATGTAACAGATTTCAAAATCCGTAAAGAGGTTTTGGATAAGATTGTAGATGCATTCCCTACTCTTTACTATGTTGAAATAGTCTCAAACCAAGGAGGCATCCCTCAATTTGTTGACGAACAGGATTTTATCGGCAAGATTAAGGCTATTGAAAGCTTTATGCAAAAATATCTTCGCAATCATACCGGACGAAATATCTTCGTCAACTCTATGTATTGCCCATCGCATGCAGAGATAGAAATGAGAAAGCCAAATACAGGAATGCTTGAGTCGTATTCTTCTTGGAAGAAAAGTGAGCTGATAATGATAGGTGATGCTAGCGGAAAAGAAGGTGACTTCTCGGACTCCGACAAACAATGTGCGGAGAATTTCGGTATTGAGTACATAGATATAGAAGACTTTTTGAAAATGTAAAAACAAAAAAGGGAAGTCAGAGTGACTGTTGCAAAAATTGCAACAGTCACTCACGCAAACTGAAACAAAAAAAGAGAGGCAATCACTTACCTCTCTTGCTTTTTATGTAGTGTAGTATATCCCACTTCTTAAAATATCGGGTATGTCCTCGCTTTTTGCAAACGCCATTTGGAATGTCACCCCTAGCAACCATACGATTGAGTGTTGCATCAGAAACGTGCAGTTTCTCCTTGACCTCCTCGGTGCTCATCATCGGGTTGAGCATATCGGGGATGATTTCACACAATCTATCTAGGTCATCGTCACTCATTCCGCAAGCAGTGATTTTTTCACCATTTCTCTGTTGCTCATCTGCTTTAAAGCAAGCATCACTTAGCGACTTCAAAGCCGTGCCGAGCAACTTATAATTTAGTATCTTTCCCATATTACCTTTGTTTTTACGAAAAATTCTCAGAAATCGCCTTTATGCACAGATTTTACGTCCTAACTTAGTTCGACTGATAAACAAATCCACAAAAGAGTACAGATAGAATATTGCCGTTATTACCATGATAGTGTAGCAGGAATCTATCATATCTTTGGTGGTATACCAGCTCCATTCAACGATGTGAGCAGCATTGATGCTTGCAAAGTAGAAGAAGGGAATGCGGTACCTCCAACACAAGAAGAAAAATCGGCTTGCTAATATCAAAACCATTGGCAGGACGTACACCATAAAATATATGTAGAGATAGCAATGTGCATTCTCCGCATAAGGGATGAACATTTCACGAGGATGCTGAGAAAAATCCCACATTCCATAAGCGTGGAATAACATAAGCGTAATCGGAACGTACTTGCAGAACCATCGGAAGAACTTCAAAATCCTCCTTGAATATCTGTTACAATGCTTCATCAGTAAATCCATCACCTCACTGATGTCCTTGTCTTGCAACCACCTTAATAGGTTGTCTTCGTCTTCTTTAGTCATAATCTCTTTTTTTAGGTTGATTTAAATTAAATTATTGTGCAAAGATACACTTTTTTGCGCAAAATCAACGAAAATGAGAATATTTTTGTGTTAAACTTCATAAAAAAGTAATAATATGAAAGTTTTGCTAGCAAAAAGAAAGGCGGTCACCATGTGGTGAACCGCCTTATATGTTCCTATCCTTCTAGTAAATCAACAATCTGACCATAACCACCTACAGCCATAACAGGACAGAGTATCTTCTTGATAAGAATAATGTCCTCGGCTTCGATGTCTACGTTCTCGGCATCCTTGCCTATCTTGCAGGCTACCCGATAAGCACGTAGCTTTTCTTCGCCCGATAGCTGAATACTCTGATTGTCTATCACCTCGAAGAGTACCTTTCCTACAATGTCTCCTATAATCTGTGGCTTGTAGGTTTCCTCTCCGTTCTCGTTCTTTACTGGTGATACTATCACCTCACCCTTCCAATTCTTGAAAGGTAC